CTGAAGTGAAATGGTCCTAAGTGCAAAAAACTGGAAAAGTTATAGAGATACCACTCCTTAGAGGGATTATCTCATAAATTTTGGATACTGAAAAACCGGTGGATTATTCATCGCTTACGTTAGATGTAATTATCCGTTCCATGGAGTATACTAAAAAAGACATACATCTTCCATAAGTGGTTGCTTCATTTTCGGTGACAGAAAAACTGCCATCTTTTGTAAATATTAGACTTACAGGAAATAATTTAGTAGGATCAATATTTTTTTCATATAAATATTTGCTTAAGGATTCTAATCCTTTAGTAAACAAATTGGCCAGTTCCTCTGGCATTTCATAAGTTGCATTCATAAATAAGCATCCGTCAAAATATGGCGGAGCAATTGGTGCATAAGTTCTGATAGAATTATTTATTATCATAGTTTTACCCTCCTATGTGAAATATAGCATAGAAGAATAATAAAGTAAAGATTTGTGCTTACATCACCTTTGCACATAAGGTAAGATTGCTTACGAGAGTAAGATGTATTTACCCTTTAATTTATTCGGCGTAAGCTGCCTAACAGTCCTGACTATTCCTTCTTGATCCGGAAACCAAGTTCCCATTATAGTCGATGAACGTTCTTCTCAGAGAGAAGCTTCGCTGCAGATCACCCATATATATACGTTGTTACTATACCTATTACATTGCTGTAATAGGGGAGTAGTATATATTTCGGTTCACCCTGAATGCTAAATTAAAAGCATTTCTCTATTCCTTCGAATAAAGACAGTTTCGGTTGTTTGCTTAGTAACCCCTTTCTCATATGAGATCGTTCCGTGTCACCACCAGGTTACATGGGGCGTTTTCTAAAGGACCAACTGATAATTTGTCCCACCCCAGTCCATAGCATGGCTAACAAGCATACCGCCGACTCCGGCTAAGGATTTATTAAGTCCCAAACCATTTAAGAGCCCTACAGCGCCGTTGCCAATATCAAGCAATCCTTTAAAAGTATTAGTACTACCTTCTGATTGCCATAGCTGTGACCAAGATTCTTTGATTTTAGTTGTTTTTGCTTCGATAGAATCAAGGTATGTATTAAGCTCATTCTGAGCTGAATTTTGATAATTATTTGCGGAATCATTATAAACATCTGTAAGCAATTCAGGATGCTGCAATATGGATGCAAGAATATTACTTCTATTTTTTCCTGCCATCATTTCAAGCAGAGCAGCCTGTCTATTCTGACCATCTGCCAAATCTTGCTTACCAATATCATCCCAAACCTGAGAGATATCTTTTAAAATATCATAAGTATCTCTATAGTTTCCATTCATATCAAGAATAGAAACTCCAGCCTTACCGTTAACGGCAGTAAGAGATTTAATATTTGAATTAAGTTTAGAAGTGGTCTCTACAAGACCTTCTGTATCTTCACCCATAGAAGATAATTCTTCAGCAGAAGTGCCTCTAAGTCGTAATGCAATTGTTCTAAGACCAGCACCTACCTTCGATGGATCCTGCACTACACTATTTGCTGCCGTAACGAGAGCAACTGATTTATCGAAGTCATTTCCCGCTGCTACTAATGCTGAACCTGAATCTTGTAAAGCAGTGGCAATTCCGTCTGTAGAAATTGCATAGTTGTTACCAATAAGATTCATTTTATCAACGAGATCCATAGAATCATCAACTTTTACATCGTATGCTTTCATCATGGAAATCATAGCGGTTGTTGCATCATCTATAGATCCGAATTCTGATACATTTTTTAAAATACCTGTATTTTTAGCTAAAGTCTGAGATTCATTTAAGCTATATCCAAGACGAGAAAAATCAGCAGCACTACTAGTAATCTGAGTGGTTGTACTACCAATGTCTTTGGCATCAGTTCTAGCCTGAGTAGTAAAGTCTCTATATTCTTGTTTTGTACCATCTGATGTTTTCTTAAGTTCAGTCATCGCTGAATCTAATTCTTTTATTGATTCGACACCGGATCTGACACCCGTTGTTAATGCTTGGAATCCAAAATTGCTTACAAGATACTGGCTAAGACTACGGAACTTTTGTCCCATTTCAGAAAGATAACTAGATAAAGGTTTTACACTTTGTGTAACTTTAGTAAGAGACTGGTCAATATTACCTGGACCATTTTTATATGCTAATTGATATTTTTCAAATACACCAGACCCTCTATCAATAGTAGCATACATTTTACCTTGTGCTGCATTAAACTCTGTTGTGTATTTACTTCCTTTTGCCAGATCTGCTGACATTTGTTCCATCTTAAGACGGACCTTATCAGATGCTGGATCTAAATCTGTACCAATATATTCTGAACGGCTATATCTATTTGGAGTACGTGAGAAAAACTGATTAGTATTACCGAGATACCTAGCTTGACGATTGGCTTCAGAGTGGAGAGCAGCAAAACGTACTTGCTCAGTGTCTCTTTCGTCTCCAGTAAGAGTCGCAAGACTATCACGAGATTTTTTTAATTGCTCATATGTATCATTGAAAGATTTTAATCTTTCATCATAACCTTGTCCTAGAGTTTTATCTAATGGTTTACCATTGTTAGGATTATATACTTGAGCCATTTTATTGAATGTCTTCTGTTTCTCACCCAAATTAGTGATAACTTTGTCGTATTCTGAAGCACTCTGAGTCATTGCTTTGTATGCTTCTTGATTCTTAGCCTGTGCTCCTCGAATGTCAGATGCAGAAGTAACCCAATCAGAAGCAGTACCTTGATTTTGTATCTGTCTAGCCAGCTGAGAATTTCTATGTCCTATAGTTCTCTTTGACTGTTTATAAGTACTTTCATCAATAATCCCACTTACATACTGTTCCTGTAGGGTTCCTATTGTCTTCATATTTCTCTTAATTTCAGCTTGAGCTTGTCTAAGAGTAATACCTGCAGATCTTGCAGTATTAGAAGAACTAGTAGTTTCTCCAACAACTATTTTACCGTCTTTAGTTTTTATATTGTCTCCAACAGTAAGCTTAATAGAGCCCATGTTTTTAGCTGTAGATTTTATTTCATTAAGTTTGGCTAAAAGTCCATCAAGTTCTCCCATAATTCCTTGATTTACAGAAAGTTTTACTTCTCCTAGATCAAGCTTACCCTGATACTTTGACAGCTTATTGGCTGTATTAGCCATAGATTTTAAAGCTTTTTCGGGATCGACCATCTGTTCTACAAGATTAGATCCTTTAATAACAGGAGTATTTTTAGCGGCTTTGGCAGTTGCTTTACTTATTGTTTTTACCGCTGTCTGTGCATTTTTAGTTAACTGTTTAGTATTACCTAATTCCACACCTAGTTTAATGTGCTTCTCTTTTAAAGAATTAATTCGTGTTTCTAATGTATTTAGCGCACTGTCTTCAACTTCTACACCAACGTTTATTATATAATCAGCCATTTTCTCACCTCACTTTATAAACCAACAGAATGTAATCCGCTGATAACGAATTTTGTTGCTTGCCCTTTGGCATGCATTTTTCTAGCACGAAAATATTGTTCCCAATAATTTCTGATAGGAGTTATTGTTTTACGAAATCCATGATTACCTGTTTCAAATCCCCAAGAAAAAACTATTTCTGGATCACCTTCCAATGGTTCCCATATGCCATGTCCTCCAGACATATGGCTTGAATCAAATCGTGCTCTAAGCTCTGCACTTCGACTATAAGCAAAGCCTGTAATTGTATGAATATTTTTTAAATCATAAAGTCTATAACCATCCGCCCAAGAGGAATAGTCATTATAATATTTTTCTTCTGACTGTTGTGCATCTCTTTCCATCTTAGGCTTGTAGTCATTAACAAACTGCTGTAAACCAATAGTTATTCCCTGGTCAATCAGCTTTCTTAACTGTGGAATTGTCCCCATCTTTTACATCAGCCAACTTTCGTAAATAATCTAACTGTTCCGGAGTAGCTTCTTTAAAAACATTTTCTAATATTCCAAATAATGCACTTAATCTATTAGACATAGAGTTAGTAAATGAAATACGAGCAGAAAGTGTTTCTTCAAACATAGCGACCATATCTCCATAATCAACACCAATCATTTCAATAATTTTATCTAAAAGACCAGAAGATACTAAGGCATCATAAGCATCAAGACCTTCTTCGTCTTCGTAGGTGAGATTAGTATAGATAACCACACATGTCAGAGAAAAGTTTAAATGCTTATTCATTGGTTCGTATGTAAGAAGAGAAGTATCATATTCAATAATACTTTCAATAACTGTATCTATAAGTGCTCGTTTAGTAGCAAACGGCACATAATTTTCAACTTCAAGTTTTTCTAAAGCCCCTACTGGGTTCTCTTTATATTCTTTTACAAATTCTAAAATATTAATTTCCATCCTTTTTTCCCTCTTTCTTCCTTGCTCTTTTTAAAGCTTCATTTTCATCCCAATCGATCCAACCAGTAGACTTAGTATGAGTGATCCATACATAGTCCAAATCAGGATAGATATAATACATCAGTTTCCGTTTAATCTTGGCAGAAGGATCAACCATTCCACCTTTAGTGTCGTAGACACGTTCGCTTCCATCTGAGTATTTGACCCAAAAGTCAGCAACATAATCTATTGCACGTATAGTCTTTCCATTATGCCTGAAAGACGGTTGCAATTTATATTTTTTTTGTAATTCATAATCTACAATTTCACCAGAGTCCAATCCAGCGCATATGATGTCTTCATAAAATCTTTTCTCTAATAGAGAATCGAAACATACTTCTTTTTCTGTTTTTCTATCTATAACAGTACGATTCTGTTTACCTTTAGTAGTTTGATCGACACCATATTTAGATCTTTTTTTATAGTTCCTCACGTTATCACTCCAAAGTATGATTTTGATATTCTTTGTAATACGGATAACTTTCTTTCTTATCAAACACCATTACAATCACATCAGGACTATAATAAACATCTAAAGGCTTTAGCCCATGCTTTAAATAAAGTTTCATTTGCTGTGGGTCTATAATTCTCACTGCCTGAACCGGATCATAAGGAACTCCTTTTAAGTTAGGTATTACAATCTCCATTTAATTCCTCCGAAAAAAATAAGGGGAAACTGCAAAAATAGTGCGGCTTTCCCCTCAATAAAATATTTAATTTTCCGTCACTATTTTTTTAGTTTTTGCTTTAGGCTGTTCTTCTTTCATAATTTCATTTACTTTATCCTGAATAGGTTTAGTAAATCTTGTTTTATGAGTAACAGCATCAGCCAATTCTTTTTTTGCATCCTCTTTGGTCACATCACCAGTATTGTATTTAGCAATAATGTTATATACTTTTCTACATTCTTCTGTATGAAAAGCTACCATCCAAACAGGTTTATCTGCATCTTTAGTGCACTTAGGACAATACTCATAAGTAGTGCCACAAGTTACACAAATTCTTGGTTTTGATTTCATTGAGTATTCCTCCTTTGCCTTATTAGAAATGCCCCGGATTTGTCCGGGGCATAACAATTCAAGGATTATTCCTCTACATCATCCTCTGTCATTACAATGTAATACAGTGGAGAACCTGTCTGACAATAATCTCTCTGAGCTACACCAGAGAATGTAATTGTACTATCTGTTTCAAGTGTCAGATCGCAATCTGGTGATACCTGGAAACTTGGGAATACGATATAAGCTGCACGAACTACATCTACAGAACATGTGTCTGCAACGAGAACTTTCATTGTAATAGAAGAAGTAGTCGGGAACTTATCAGACTCATTAGTAACCTTAACACCGTTTTCTGTTTCATACTCGTATTTAGCAATAAGAGTACCTGTTACTCCAGTTGGAAGAGTGATTTTTCCACTGTCCTCAGCATATACAAATTCAGTTGCAGATGGAGCAGCAGTAGAAGAAGCACTATATGCTTTTCCTAAAGTACCATTTGCTTCCAGAGCATAAAGCTTTGTAAGTGGAGCTTTCGGTTTCAGCTTCTCAGGAATTGTATACTCTTTAATACCTGTAGTATCAATATGTAAGATTTTTGGTGCAAGAATCTTAGATTCTTTTGAAGCAACAATCTTATCTGTACCAAAAGTCTGAGACAGCATAGAGAATGAAAGTAAGTTACAATCAGCAGATACTTCTACAGATTTGGAAGTATAAAATCTCTTAATTAATACGCCAAGAGCGTCTGTTTTATCTTTACTTTCAGAAGTTGTATTAATAGAAACATTAGATAAATTGTTTAACAGATAGAGTAATTCTCCATCGCTATTTTCACCAACAATTTCTAAGACTCTATCAATAACCAGAGAATCAAAATTTGCCATAATATTTTCCTCCTTGATTTATTATTCGGTTTTAGTGACTCGTACATTGCTCGAAGAGGAGTACTCATTAGATAAGTCACGCAACCAATTTAATTGTTTAAGTAGATTTGGATTCTTAGACATATCAACCATTCCGCTGTACATTCCTGCAGAGATGGAGGCAGCAGTATTAATGGCCTGAATCCTTTGAACAGAATCTAAAAATGCATAGATTCCAAGACTTTTAAGACTGTTAATGTCATATTTAAAACCAGGACTATTTACCATAGATGAAATTAAAGGCAATAAAAAAGAACCCGGAGAGGGTTCTTGAGAAGCTTCTTTTACTCTTTGAATTTTTTTTCTTCTATCTTCATCTACTAATAGCTGTAAGGTTTCTTTGTTTGCAGCTCGTTCACGCTTAGGATGAATATTGTGCATCTCACGAATGAAAGATATCATTTCTATGTATATATCACGAGTAATTATTAATTCAGTATTTTCATCATAAAGCATTATATTATGAGTTTCCGGATCGACTAAAGGTGCCATATCTTTCAATGAAATAGTATCACCTAAAAGAAGACAGGTATCTTCAACACCTATATCACGAGTAAGAAGTATGAATAAATCAAAATCATCCAACTTACTATAGTTATAACCAAGATCCCACAATTCAGACTTATAATCAGAAGGTATAGAACATATTTTATAAACTACATTAAAATAATGATTTTCTCCATATTTAGCTATATCAAGAATAGAAGGTTGATAAATAGTAATCTGATCATTAATTTTAAGGTTCTCACCTAAATAAATGAGAAGTTTATCCATAATAATCACGACCTAACTTATCTAAGCGATTACTCTTAAGCCTATTTTGAATATCATTCGGAGCAGTCTGTTCAAAATACATATTCCTATAGTAATAACCATTTTCAGCCACTTTGCCAGAATCATATGTTTTTATTAACTGCGTACCTAATATGTTTGACCATTGAAATCTTTCTTTAACTAAAGCTGCTAGTAAATCCTGTCGATCAATACCCCAAATAGTACTGACATCATCCTGGTGAGCTATAGTTCTAAAAATAATTTGTTTAGAAACCATAATATTATTTGAGTATACAATTTCAGTGTCATTTACTTCAAAACAAATAAAGTTTTTGACTTTACTTTGTGCATCTGGAATCTTTAAAAAAGAATAAATATTTACATTATAATAATCTTCCGGACATGCATTAACTGCTTGAAGTTCTTTATTATTTAAGATTTCAATAATATCTGAATCTTTGTATAAATCCTCTAAGATTTTTCTCTTATCATAAGAAATACTGTCAAATCCCTGTTCATTTCTACAAGAAAACAATCTATCAATACGCTCTTGATTCATCGCATCACCTCCAATTCAATAGAAGATGGTTGCTTATTTGGAAGAGTAGCAATAATCTTTATTACTTTTCCTAAATTATTATAATTTAACAAAGCTTTGATACTTAACGTATTCTTACCTTCAGAGATTTCAAAGTCATTAGATAATTCTTCTACAGATAATTTGTTTCCATTGAACTCATAAGACCAAATGACAGATTTATCTTTAATATCACTCGCAACTGAAATAGTTCTTTTAGAGCCTCCAACACGTAAAGCTCTATTAGTACCTGAACATGATAAAACAATGTCCTCTATTTCTGGCTCTTGAGGAATAACCGGAGAGTCATAATAGTCACATATTTTTAATTCAACATTATCTGTAACTTTATTGAAATGATCCTGTTTAAGCGTTACTTTAGTTACTCCGCATGGGAACGTATCTTCTAGTTTTGACACTTCAAAAACTAAAGGCCTAATCATAGAATCACTCAACATGAAACGATCATTATAATCAATTGTTTGCGTAGTTGGAGTGGTAGGGACAATAAACTGTGATTGATTATCTACTGATGTAAAGAAACCATCACTCCATACGCCACTGTTGTAGTTGTTGCGGTTTCTTAATACACCAAAACAACTATAAATTTGTTTATTCTTTATCCATTTAAACATCCAATTACATTTAAGAATGTTATATCTTATGAAAGAGTTTTTATCATTCTTCCCTAAAATAAGCCATAGCTCATGAACACCTGTGTTCTTATCTGGTATTTCAAGATAAAAACCAAAACGTTCAATACTATCTTGGTCCATATATTTTTTTTCAGGGAAATAGCCAGGTCTGAATTGAGCCAGATACTCAACCTGGTCCTTATTGATTGTATAGGTTTGAGAATACTGATATTTGATTTCAACATCTTCTAAGTATTCCATAGCCCTAGAATATAGCTTGCATTGTCTGTAACCTAAGTCATTAGTGAAAGTTTTCTGCATGATTTCGTCTGACTGAGTACGGATACTATCTGATACTGTGTCACCGCATAAGGTCATTCTTTTTTTGAAAATATCACTCATGGTTATCACCTATTTTATCTATGATAGAATGAGCATCAAAAATTATTTTTCTATATTTCTGATGGTTGAAATTAGGATTATTAAATTCAAGTTTGGCACATTCTATTGTATTAGCTAAATCAATTATATAAGGTGATGGAATTAATTCAGCTAATGCTGCAATATATAATTGCAAGTTATTAAAATAATTATCAAGTTTTGGATAAGAGTTTTCTTGATAGATTAAAAGCCAATGAATTTTATTATGTAGTAATTCTATATAATCAGAGAACTGATTGTCATTAAAAGTTCCATATTTATACTTCATTCTGATCACCATCCAGATAAGAATTACTTCTGGAAGAGTGATTCCTAAAATATTTTCTGGCTTCCTTTTTATATTTCTTTTGAATACTCATAATATAATTAGCATGTTCTTTTTGACTGGTCCATTTTTCATCTTTTGAACCATAAAACATGTTAGTATGTTCTAAAGAATTCAAACGGATATCATACCAAGCAACAACCATATATAAAGCAATGACCTCTATTTCTCCGTTAGTAAGAGTATCTTCAAATTCAAATAGAACATCATTCTTTTTAGTTAAATCATGCTCTATTTTTAATTGATCAAGTTCAATCATTGCAATAGCGCTATTTAGCCATTCTAAACACAATTCCGTCCAGTCATCAGATGCTAATTTCAATACTTTTATGTCTTCGACTTTATTTTCAAATCGTTTAAATACTGTTTCATAAGAGGTCATACGATACCTCCTAAATCATTTTTTCTAACTCTGTACCACAAATTTCATCTACAGCACGTACTTTCTGAATAGAATCGAATGTACCATTATCCAATCTGGTTGCCACCTCAATTTTAATTGCTGTCTTAAGTCCCTTGGGAACTTCAGCAAGTGCTTTCTTAAACTGAGCTGGTGAGAGAGCAAGAAACTGATTAATATCAGAAGCATCATAAAGATTATCATAAAGATCTTTTACATCTTTCCATCTGGGATCCTCTAATAATTCATCATTCTCAATCTGGAAACATGGATCATAAATATATGGTGATCGGCTAGATTTAAGAGAATATAAATCTCTATATTCTACTTCACGAACATCTCCATATCCATCCCAACGGTATAAAATATCACTCTGCTTACCAGGCATAAATAATGTTCCCTGCACTAAAGAACGACATTCAATAAGTTCGTTCTGTTCAAACTTTTTAGTAGTCTTAACAGGAGCTGTTTCCTTTGTAGTATTTTCAGTAGTAGCAACAGTTTTTGTTGCAGCTCTTCTTGTTGCCATGTTATTACTCCTTTTTAATCAGTTAAAGAGGTGGTAATTCCACCTCTTTAAATAGTTTTTTATTTAAGTGTCCAAACTCCGAAACGCTTTCCAATAATTGTGGCCACACCCATTTTAATCTGATATTCATACTCAATAGTTTTATCCATATTTGTATTTCCATCAGATACTTCTTTAATCTGAGCGTCGCCTTCATTGTAGATCTTGATAAATTTGTTATCAGCTACTGGCATAATCAGAAGTTTAGTATTATCTACTAACTTTTTATTTGTGTCATTGTTAGCAAATCTCTGTGGAATTTCAACAAGACGAATACCTTCAAACATACCTAAACGGCCTGTAGTGTGTCTTTCATCTTTCATTGCATTAGATACCCAAGTAATATCTTCCATAGCAGAAAGTTTTGCAAGAGCAGATTTAGTACCCATAACAACTACTTCATCACCTGTAGCCATCTGTACATCTTCGATTAGAGTCATAAACTCATCTTTTGTTGTTGATGAAAGTGTACCTGTCTTATTAAACTGTGTAGACGGGAGAACCTTCTCACCTGCTGCCATTACAGCTGCGTATACCATATCGTTGATTTTCTTATCAAAGGCTTCATAGATTTTCTGTACAAATCCAGCCCAGTCAATACGACCTGCCATAAACAGCTCATATTCTGCATAAATCTTGATTCCATACCATGAAGTTCTAACAGAGAATGTCTGTCCTTCTGCCAGACGCTGTCTAATACTTAATGTTTAACTTATATTATTTTCCAATATTTAAAAATTCCCATGTATAACCGCCACAAGTTTTTCTCTGCTTGCGACAGACTTTTAATATTGCAGAACTATCAAGTGATAATTCTTTTGCTGCTTCTGCAGCATCTTTAAATTCTTTATTTAATTCAATACAAAAAACAGGAGTGGTATTTCTTCTGCTTGATGGTTTACCTATTTTTGATTCAGCTATTTTCTTTTTCGCTTCCTCAGTGTGATGTCTACCATACATGCCATTGTTTTTACCTGTTATTTTTTCTTTTATTTTAGGATTTTTCCACTGATTTATTGCATTAGAACTTCGAATTGATTTTAGATTTGAATTTAAGTAAGACTTTTTTACAGATTCGCTCATCTTATGACGAGACTCTGTAGAATAAGAATTATGATCTTGACCACCTGATTTCAAATTGTATCCTTTATCTCTATTAAGAGTATCATAGTAGTCTATATAATAAATCTCTTTTTCGTTTAATTTATCAATAGGACAATATTCTAAAACATAGAATTTAAAATTCTCGATGCCATATTTATTCCATGCTTTTTGTAAATAATCATTATGATGCAGCCCATTATTTAATTCGCTAATATGTTTTTTCCATCTTTCAGAGATATTTACAGATTGTCCAATATATTTTTTATTCGTTGATAAATTTTCAATGCAATAAATACCAGATATCAATGTATCTTTTTGCATTTATTCATCTCATTTCAATTTATATTTTGGAAAATAATTTTATAGGGGCGTTAACCCTGTCGAGCATAGCTCCTCATACTTTCATATGAGAACAGACTATATCTTTTCCCGGATATACCGAGCGCACCATTTCCATTTAAGGGGTTCTCACCCACTCACTTGAGCCGTACTCCTGTTGTGAATCTCTTCACCAAAGGGATAGTCGTTGAACATTACCTTTCGGTCTTAGCTGCTGATTGTCCACTATCAAAGTGTTTAGGATTTAACCATGCACTATCTATTCAATTTTTTCTACTTTCGTCGCATTCACATTTATACCCATGCGGTATTATGTTGTAGCTTGAATAGCTTTAGGATTTTCCAGCAATTAAATGCATATTTTTTCATACAGCTTACGCTATACGGACCCTATTATTGTCAAGGTCATGATGGTTACCGGAAAGCTCAGACACTGTCAGAATAACTTCATCCGGTACATAGAACTCATTAGTATCACCGTCAGCCATAGATTTGATTTCTACAAATTCATTGAAGAATGGGTTTTCTCCCCAACCAGAAACAAGCAGATTCTCTACTGTCTCTTCGATAATTTCAAATACATCAATTTTATGTCTACGAATAGCTTTTCTAAGTTCTTTTCTTGAGCAGTTTTCATCTACTCCAAGTACAGAGAACATAATCTCTCTGATTTTATTATTAGCATCTTTTGTAGATACTTTTTCTTCTCCCTTAGCTGTGTCAAACATAAGCTGGGAGTACTCTGCATAATCATTTTCAGCAAAAATATTTCTTACTTCATTACTTGAAAAATTAAGTTTCATTATGTATTCCTCCTTTCATTAACCAATTGTCAGCTTTTTGTCTGCTACAGTTACAGTTGCACCTTTAATAGGAGTACCACTAAATCCTTCAGATGATACTTCAAACACATCACCTACATAAAGCTCATATGCTCGAACGATGTCACCATTTGCGTTATAGAAATTACTTTCATGTTTAAGAGCGGTAGTATACTCTTCGTATAACATTGGTACCTGGAGCAGTAACAGAGCATCTCCTGGTGTTTTAACTTCTACATACCAATTTCCGTTAGCTGCTTTATCCAGTACTACACCAGCAAAACCAGTAGAATCTTTAGCTTTATAAGTCTCCGGTTTGATATAATCGCCTTTTGCAACAATTGATCCGTTGTCCAGATCTTCTTCAATCTGAATGTTATAAATATGACCTGCAATAGTAGCTTTCAGCTTAGAGCTACCAGCAACAGCGTGTTTTTCAGCAGTGGCCATAAATTTCTGAAAATTAGATGCCATTTTTATTTCCTCCTTTAAATATTTTTAGGCAATAAAAAAGAGCTATTTGATAGCTCAATCCTTAAATAAACTTCCATATGGTTTCTTAGCTTTCTTAGGTTCAGTAAAACCAATAGCACTAGGTTTCTGCTGATAGTTGAAAGTGCCTTTTTCTTTAACATATTTACCTAAAATAGCATCGGCTCTTGTCTGTACTTCTTCTACACTGTAGATAGCCTGATTTTTGATCAGTTCTTTAAAATCTTCTCTATTTTTCAGTTCAGTGTAAATTTCAGCACCAAGAACAGCTTCTTTATCTTTTGATTCGTACTCATTAATTCTATTCTGAAGAGCAGCATAGTTACTTCTGAGTTCTTCTAATTCACTTTTTTCTGAAAGTGTAAGATACTCTTTAAATAATTCTGTTCTTTCATCTGAGAGAGATACTGCATCACCATCTTTTGTATAGCCCTGACGGAAAATTTTACTTTCATCCCAGTTGCTATATACAAAATGGTCATCATATGTAGCATTAATAAAATACCATTCATTATCATTTTCTTCCCAAGTAGACAGAAGAGTATATAATGCACCTCTTACATCTTCATGACTAATTTCAAAAGTAACTTCAGTATTACCATTTTCTTTTTTTGTATATCTTTTTTTATTGCTAAACTCTGAATTGTCATTTGATTCTGGATCAGCTTCCGGATCAGCAACTGGTTCTTTTACCGGTTCGTCTGGATCTTCTGTACCTTCGAATAATTCAGCAAACTTAGCCTCTAACTCTTCATCGGACATAGACTCATAATCAAAGTCAAGGTCTTCAACAGTTTTAGAGTATTTCTCTAATAATTCATTGAGTTTCAACGTTTGGTTTCCTCCTTTCGTTGGTTCTTCAATTTCAAACTTAGCAAGAGTCTCCTGCAAAGACTGAATAACCTTTAGTAATTTTTCTTCTGTATTAGTAAAAAGACTATTATTCTCTTCACTGAAATCAGCAATATCTAATCTGGCACCCTCCATACCTTCTTCAACGGGTTTCTCGGTGATAGGATCAGTGCCTAAACAAGTCACACCATTATATCTGAATTTATCTAAGTGAAGCACTTTGTCCTTAGTGTCAAAAGAGAGTTCTGAAATACTTAATTCACAACTTACTTTACTTCCTTGTTTACGCTGAATAATTTCACATGCTGGAGCACAATAATCGTTATAAATTACCGCATCGGCAATAACATATGTTTTATCATGATCTTTATCATACTCAAGATGATATCCTTCAGGATTGACAAAAACACCAATAGGTTGCTCAATGTATGTAATGTTTCCTTCATCATCAAATTCCATAGCATGAGAAGTAAAATCAGTAGTTCCATCAGATAAAGTGGTAATAGCGGCCAGAACTGGCCTATAGTGTAAAGACGGTAAAGCTTCTAACTGAGCTTCTTCAGATATATAAGATTTATTTCTATTTTCATATAAATGATTTACTTTGAATTTAGTTCGTAAAAAACCATCATCTTCATCAGAATCTTCTAATTCAAATTTTGCCGGAACCTGAACTGCAATATTATATCCAGACTCTTTGGCACTGAATACAGTTGTCTGATTCCTCTGTTCAAAAAAAGAATAGAGATCATCTAATGTAAGTACTTTTTTCTTCATGTTAGCCTCCTTTCTATTGTGTATTTTTATCCTCATAGAAGAGGAGTACTAACTTGCACAATAAATATCGGTATAAGTTAGCTTGTTTATATCTATATTTACATTTGCAAAAGAAAGAGATGAACAATTTGCAAATGTATAGATACCTTTAGTATAGCCGACCTGAGGAAAGCCAATAGATTTTAAAATATTTGCTGTTTCCTGGTCAGCAGTTCGGATAAAATGTTTGTTCATCTATTATCCCTCCTGTTCACTGGACTTTTCTGATTCTCTACTTTTTTCACCTTCATCTGTAAGGTTGTCGGATTGAGGTCTTCCACCTTTTGTATCATCTGTTTTACCATCAATAACTTGCTGTGAGGCAGATCCACTCAATGTGAAAGAAGTACTAAAAGGAATCCATGTTTCGTGAAGTTTTAGAACAGTATTTTCAAGATAATCCATAGATAAAGCTTCAAGAGGTGAGATACCATCAAGAGCAGCAACGGCTAGCTTTACTGGCACACCTCGTTCTCCAGATTTCATAAGTTCTTCTTTTTTAGAAGCTTTTGTATAAGGAGATACCTCAAAATATTTTACTCTAGCATGATCATCACCAATAGCAAAAGTAAGATATCTATTAACTCGTTCTTCTATCTGTGGAAGGACAGTTTTAATAGCCATCATTGTGTCACAAAGAATAGCAGCAGTAAAAGCTGTCGTACCTGAGACTTTGTCATTATCAAGAATCTGTGCACCACCAGAATTTTTAAATAAATTCGAAGTAGCAGTAGCAATTCTATTAACATCTTGAGTCTGGTCACCTTGAAACTCTATAGGTTCAATTTTAAGAGGGGAGATAGCTGCAGATACACAATCTGGAAGAGATTCAACTAGTCTATTATAATATTCAATGGCTGTATCAATATCTACTGAGAAATCATCTGGTTCGTCAGAGTTAGTAAGTGTTTCTAATCTTGCAACCAGAAGTTTATAGATTGATAAGTCATCTTTTACCGACTGAATACTTTGGAGATCAATAAGATCAATAAGTGGTTCGAACAAACCAGAAAGAGGTGGCATATTAAGTGTTGGATCATCAATGTTAACTTTAATTACAAAAGTTCTTTCTGGATCCAACTCTTGCCAACGAAGAGTATTGTCACTTTGAAAGGAATTGTATTTAGAATTAAATTCAGAATCCCAGTATTCTAAGTCGGCAGTATGACTTCTGAAATAACTGAAATCAAAGGCACAATTAAGAGTGCCATCATAATTGACAGAAGATACTTTACAATAATCTCCATCAAGAGGGTAAATGAAGAATCCAGAATCATCTTCATATGTATAACCATAAAATGTATCTTCACGCCATGCAATCAATAGGCATTTTAAAATCTCTGACTGCATATTCATCTTATCAAGTTGTACTAAAGTATTAAAATAACTAGTCTTTATTTTTTCATCGTCATGCGCATCCTCAGTAAAATCTATCTGAGGTATAACATTAAGAGCCGTTAAATCTACCATTTCTGCCTGATAGGAGATAAGTCTTCTGTAATTATGAGAAACTCTATATAAGAATCTGCTCAAATTACGAAGGTTAGATTCATTGGTTTTAGGGTTTTGCATATATTGACGTAATTTATCTTTACTAAATACAGTAAATGTTCTTGTTTCTGTTTTAGTTAAATCAATAAGCTGTACAGCTTGCTTTACTTGAGCGAATTTTTCTTGTAATGCCTGTTGTTTAAGAGCATAATTTTTTATCTCTTGAGTTGTTTTTTCCTCTTTAATAGCCAATGTCTCACCTCCTAACTAAACATTTTTCTTACTACACCTTTACGAATAGGCATAGCAGCAGCTATATTTTCTTTTTTGGGACGTTTCTTATTTTTAATATGTTCTCTACGAAGTTCTGAGAGTCCATAACAGAGCATTGAGAAACAATACGAACGATCATCATGCAATTTGTTTTGCTTCTCTGTAGACAGTTCAAAGCCATCTTTACCAGATTCTCGTTTCTTTCGTACCATATTAACCATTTCCTCCTTTAGCGAGTCGATCTGTACTAGACCAAGTTCCTCATCAGGAGATAGTTTATAAATTTTAGTTGAGGCCAAATTTCTTTCTTGAAGTTCTTCTTCAACTAAACGATCTAATTCACCTTTAGACATAGATTTATCTTTATACTTAGCAATTAAATCTTTTTTTGCTTTTGCCATTTCTTTTTCGTCTATATCTAGCATTGTTAAATATCCTTTATTATCATACTCAGCAGTGAAATCTATGAGATCAAGTCTCATCATTTCAATAGCAGCTTCATAGATAATAGATTTATACATAGTAGGCGGTAATAATTTAATTTTATCCACAGCATTAGGAAATTTTTTGACATAATCAGACGACTGTTCTTTATCTATAAGACCTCTATGTAAATATTTCTGTTCACCTTCATGTCCTTCTTCATACCAATCTTCCATAAGATAATCTGCAATATTAACACCGGCACCACCAGAACCAGCATCTATAAAGATATTACTTATGTTTGTATAGTCATCGACTCCATCACCGTTATAGTCAAGGATCAGTTGTTTCAATTTCTTGACCTGTTCAGGCGTACGCATAGGAGTTTTATTCTTTTTACTAAGATCCATAAAATTAATACCATTAGCAATACGCATTCTCCAATTGTCTGAAGAATCTTTATAATATTCTCCAACAAGGACAAAAGAGTTATCCATAGATCTAGCTGGATCATATGCTAAGGCAAAAAGTCTGTCTTTTGTATCATTAAACATAATTGGGGGACGGATAGTAGAATTTTTTACTATCATAGAACGTTTGAAGATGGCATCTGCGCCGCCATCAGAAGTGAATATATTGTAATACTCACGAAGAGCTTTTTCTTTATTTTCACGCATTGCATTGTCAACCTTTTCTTTGGTTAACAGAGATGCTGGATAAATCTTACCTCTATATGTAGCATTAAACATAATCTCACAGTTGATGTCTGCTACAAAATGATCTTTGGAACCCCAGATCATAGCTTTACTGTATTCTTTATACTTTTTATAAAAGTAAGAATCAGTAGTGCTGGCACTTGAAGTGTAGAGTAATTGGTTAGGCAATTCTTTAGGAAGAGTAGTTACATTTACACTTCCACCCATTTTAAAGTTCTTATCCTGAGCTGTATATGGTTCAATAACCTGAAATACTTCTTCGTCCAGGAAACCAGATTCATCAAAACAAACTGCTTCAGCTCTTTTCATATGTTATCTTAGAAGCTTTTTATCTTCTAATTCTTATAATTGTATTTCTTATAAGTTCGGCATACCTTTTCATCCTTAGTAAGGAGATGGGGACTCTTGGAGAAATTATATTCTGTTTTCACAGGTTCATTCTCTATGCTCTGCCTGTGACTGTACTTTTAAATACAGCCTTCCAGTCTGGTTCGCATTTCAGCACTTCCAGTTTTCTTTCCCATTTGACTTTCGTAATTTATTGTTACCAATAAACGAGGCAATTAAGCTGATTTTTGTTGAGTGATATGATTTCTGATTTGAAGTTGTTTTTGATATTTCCTAGATAAATAGATTGTAGAATTGTCATAGATTTTAGATAAGAATAGAAGATTATAGTCTCTGCCAGCGATGCATAATCTTAATTTATTTTTATCATGTGTAATATATGAATTGATTCCATGTTGATATAACCATGTTCTGAGTTGGTTGACTAAAGAAGAAGAGATAGAAGTGAAGTCACATCTTACATTGGTTTTGTGATCTTGATAAACTACACAGCCGTCACCATCGAAGTAGCCTCTAATGAAATGCCACATTAAATTTTCAGGCAAGTCTGGTAATCCAATAGTTGCTGATTTATTTGGAGTGCATCCTAATTTAATTAAGTCATTGACGATCTTGATGCTATGTACACGAATAAAACAAGTAGTATATACATTATCTTTGTATTTCCCACTGAAACAATTTGATCGTGTTCTCTCTTTTACTTGTAGATTTCCGTCTATACTTTTATTGAATTTTTTTAAATGTTCTTTATCTTGTAATTGCAATTCAATGGACAGTTCTCCTGAGTTAGCTTTTTCATTTTTAAATAAAGCCCCATCAGCCCAAATAAAACCTAACCAATAAGCTTTATCTTCAGAATCTATACATTCAAAATAATCATGGTTATATTCATATCTTTTTTTTAATCCTAATTTACTAGCCTTTATATTAACAGCACTTTTAGTGCGTCCTAAGTAATTGGCTATTTGTTCTTGCGTAAGAAAATTATAATTACTTTTTAAATAAGAAATTTCGTTGTCTGACCAAGTCTGTTTCTTTTTTAATCCAAGTTGGCAGCATTTAGCTGTTATGGCACCTGTACTTCTGTTTAAGTGAATACCTATTTCTTCATTTGAAAGCGTATTATAATTTGCAATTAAAAAAGACACTTCAGCAGTGTCCCAATTTTTGTTTGGCATTATACGTTCCTCCTAAGATTTATTTATATAAAACCGTATTATATTTTTTTACCTCTTTTTGCGTTGACGTTACTGTTAAGTGTTTTAACGAAGCTACCATTATACAATCTATAAGTAAAACCTGCAGGATTTCTTATAAAACCATCATTATTGGTCATATTAATGACAACTTCATTCCTGAATACATCAGTTAATCCAGTAAATGACTCAATTTCATTTTTAGCGATAGATACAATCTTTTCAAAAGTTTCTATGGACTGGTCACTGGTACCAGCGCATATATAACATCTACAATTATTAAGAAGCATACCTCTTGTCATGTAATATAATGCAAGCAATGTCGATTTTCCATAATTTCTGGTACATAACCATAGAGCATACATCTTATCCCAAGAATTCATAAATGTATAGGTCTGCACATCAAGAAGGTCAACGCCTATGAATCTTTCCATAAATTTGGTTGGATTTCTTAAGCCCCATTGTTTAATTTCAGAAAGTTTCTGCATTCCTTCCATTTTTCGTTGAGAAATGATTTCTTCTGTAGGCTTAACAAAAATAGTAGGTGTATCTGGAACCCATATACCAGAATCAGTCTGTTTCATTCCACAATCACCTCATCATTTTCATCAATCAATTTCTTATCTCTGAGGAAATTTTTTAGATCATCGTTCTCTCTACGAAGAATACGTGCTTCTTCAACCGCAGCATCACATTTATTTTCTAATTCCAACACCTTCTGACGTTGGGTAGATATCATTTCAGTATAGTCATTTTCATCTAAAGCCAACTGTTTCATGATTGCAGCAGTACTGGCTTCCGCAACCTGAAGCATACCTTGAGAAGTTCCTATATCAAAAGCATTTACTTCCTGTTCACGAAGCTTCATTTCCTTAAGCTCTTTTACTTTCCCGGTCCAGGTATTAGCACCTTTAGTATTATGATTGCTATGCTTAATACTAATTCCATTATCACGAGCCAAATCAAGAGTAGTTTTCATAATGTCTTTTTTAGTGGCTTCGAGAGCTTTGATAGTAGCAGAATTTTTTATAATAGATTCTGGAGTTTTCTGCAGAGCATTAATTACAGTATTGATTTTTTCAGATTGGTTAAGACTATGTACAATCTCTACACAGGCACCTAACTTCAATTCATCGTCTTGCGTACTTTCATCGAGGAAACCTACTAATTTTCCATACATTAATGGTTTATCTGCATCAGCAGCAGATTCGAATGGATCATAACCAAGAGCTGAAATAACAGTTCTTTTATTGGTTTTATACATTTTTTTTACTTCATCAGAGTTATCTACAGACCCAATAGACGGTAGAAGAGTAGAACTATTGCCACAATCACCATCTTTCCAAGTTAATGTATTATATTGTGGCATAGATATATTTTTTATATAACTAGTCCAGGTATTATTTTTGGGCCGACCAGACATAGTGTTAGCAGCTTCAAGAATAGATTCATCATAAAGCTTTTGAAAGAAAGGTTTGTCTAAATATCTGAGCGCTAACTGGACACTCTGTTCATCAGGGGCTTTCTTATTGCCTTTTAAATCTTCAGAATATGCCAACTTTGCTGCACACATTTTACATATTCTTGTCACACCAGTAGTACATAGAGGATCTGTACTTTTATAAAAGTCGGAAGCATCTTTCAGCTTTCCACACATATTACATGTAAATTTAGTACGCCCTACTTCATAGAGAGCTTCATCAATAGCACGATCAATAACTTTTTGAGCAGGTGCTTTAGGTTTTGCTCTTGGTACAGGCTTTTTTTCAACTTCTTGTGCCACTAGAGCACCTCCTTTTTATCCAATTAAAAAAGATACCGAAGTATCTTAGTAATAGCAGGTATGGGAGTTGAACCCATCTACAAGCCCTATGAAAGCTCCGAGGAACCGATCCTACGTAACCTGCGGTATTTGTAGACTCAAAAGGCTCATTATCTGTTGCAATCAGAGACAAAACCTTCTAATAAACCTAATCCATGCGTATACACATCTCATAGTAAAACTTATCTACTTGTTTTATGGAATTTTGATTTAATTTGTCAACCTCATGGGAGAAGAGTGATTCGAACACTCAAAGCAATTGCAACGGTTTTACAGACCGCCGTAGATCTCCATCTCTACCGTTCTCCCGGACGTTGCGTTAGGGATTCGAACCCCAGAGGCTTTTACACCCAGACAGTTTTCAAGACTGCACCCTCGACCTACCGGACACGCAACATTAATCTGTCTTTCCAGATTGTTAGGCCGCTCCGCAGCCATTTCCTAATTATAAGTAAAAGGCAGGAGAGTAGTCCTGCCTTTCAACCGGAATCAATCCGGTTATCTTTATATTCATGATATGCTACAATCACATAACCAAGAGTTACATGGTAGGATTTTCACCTACGAATTCCCACAGGAGGTGGGCTGTAATCTACATATCTTGTAACGCAAAGCAGAGTAATCGAAACTCAATCCTGTCGGATCACACGACTTAGCAGGTCGGTTCCACACCTTGTGAATTTACTTTGCAGAATAGGAGGGGGGAGTTCCAGTTCTCCCCAAAGAAACAACTATACGGAAAATGACATTTGAGATTACCCACAACTCTCAAATATACAAACATCCGGTACGGGAATTGAACCCATGTTACTGCATTGAAAGCGCAGTGTCTTAACCGCTAGACTAACCGGACAAATCGCCAACCTGGAATTCACCAGGTCAGCAATTTAATATTTATTTCACTGCATCTTTTAATGCTTTTCCGGCTTTGAATTTAGGTGCAAGATGAGCTTCTGTCATCATAGTTTCTCCCGTCTGCGGATTACGACACTCTCTAGCAGCTCTTTCAACAACTGAGAAAGAACCGAATCCTGTGAATGCTACTTTTCCTCCGCTTGCCAGTTCATTAGTGATAACCTGAAGAAATGCGTCAACCATTGCTCCAGTATCTTTCTTTGTGATTCCTGTTGTTTCTGCTACTTTTGTAATAACTTCTGCTTTTGTCATAATAATTATTTCTCCTTTTATTCTTTATTATTTACTACGGCATATCTAAATTTATAGCCGTGAGTTTGTTTTAGTTTTCCTTTACACACCTTGCTTATAGAAGATGGATCTAAATTTAATTCTTTAGCTGCTTGACTAATACTTTCATAATTATTGATAATTTCTCCAGAAGAGGAGATTCGATCTATAGATTTTAGGGTAGAATCTTTATAATTCTTTCTTTGATGTAATCTATAAGAAATAATTTCATCAGTGGTCATATCCTTAATGTCATTGAAATACATAAAAATATATCCATGACATGTATTGTTTTTCCCTGATGCAGTTTTAGAAATGTTTGTGGAAGCTATGCCATTAGCTCTGGCACAGTCCTGTACGCTTACATAATACTCTAACACTTCATAGTTAGTATCTAACTTTATAATAGGTACAGTTTCGTCTACACCATTAGAAAGCATTCCAAAATTTTTAGGAATACAGTTTCTATTATAAGCTTTGTAACCTACCAAGCCTGATCCACCAAGAGTCATATTATACCCATAATTATATGTATCTAATGTAGCTATCCAATAAATTTCTTTAATATCTAACTCGTCAGGTTGGCATTCTTCAAGTATATAAAAATCAAAGTTCTCAACACCGTATTTATCCATTGCTCTATAAAGAAATGTATCTCTTACTAAAGAACTTGTATGTCTATGCTGAGTCCATCGTGATTTAATATCAATAGATTGACCAACATACTTTTTGTGATTTATTTTATTCTCAATGCAATATATACCACAGGACACTCAACATCAGTCCTCTACAGGGACCTCTGTTTTTTCTGTGACAGCTAAATCAAAAATACAGCCTTCAAATGTATTCTTCAGTGCATTGATAAGATCAACTACCTCGCCATCTACGTAAACAGCTCCCTGTTCATCAATTGTAGCCTTCTTGATTTTCATCTGGGTAGTAGTTGTTGTTTTAATTTCTACTCCATTCATCCTTTTCTTCCTTTCACTCTTTCCCACAATTTTAAAGCTTCTCTGTACTCTTTAATATTATCTTTCCTCCAGCGAGCACTGTAACGTGCAGAGAATTTTAAAGTAGGTTCTATTGTTTTAATTTCTCCGTCAGGCATCTTTTTCTCATGACTTGGTACTAATTTACTAAACATACCAAATCCTGTGAACAGTCGAATTTCTACATCCTTATGTTCATTTGCTGACAGGAGTAAATCATACACAGTTTCTTCTAAAGCTTCATATATTTCAGCTATATTTTCTTCTTGATAGCCTGTTTTTTCTGAAACCTTAGCAATCAATTCCTTTTTGGAATATTTCATAATATTTCATCAATAGGGCAATCAACGCCAACAATAGTATCAACAATTCCCAATTCTTTAGCTTCTTCTGGGAACATATAATATTCTCGATCAGCAATACCGTCTAAAAAATCTTTGGTAATAGAGGTATTGGCATATACAAGTTCAGCTAATCGTTCATCACATTTATTATAAAAATTCATGATGTCATTTGCTTTTCTGGAAGTCTGCATAATACCGGTTTGTCCATCATGAATACAAATTGTACTATTAGGAAAGATATATGATTTATCACAAACCATTGGAATATAACTTGCCATACTTGCAGCCATTCCAATTATTAAGCAATAAACAGGTGTGATACTATGTTTAATACAATCAATGAGTCCCATTCCGAAGTTTACGACTCCACCTACTGAATTTAAAATAATCCAAATAGGCTTTCTTTTATCTTCAGGAACATCTTTATCTTCCTGATTATATTTCAAAATATATAAACAGATGGACTCTAATAGATTGTTATTGATTTCATCGTTAATGATTAATCTACGATTGTCATAGTTGCTTTTGATGATATCAGCAACTAATTCATCTACTCCACTTTTCATAATTGGAAAATCAAATAATTCTTCCATATGTTTCTCCTTGTAATCCTTATATTTTTAGAAGTGATCCTTTTCGAAAAGATCAGCGAAGAGTTTACTGGTTTCTGATCGCACATCTTCTCCAAGATAGATACATCCAAATTTTTCATTTCCTTTAAACTCATTGCACATTTTAATGAGAGGATTATTAATCGTTTTGCTTAACAGGGATTGTTTATAATCACCTGCAAGATAAATTTTACTGTTCTCTCCGAGTCGTGTACCAATAAGTTTAATTTGACTTTCTGATAAATCTTCTGCTTCATCACAGAGAATAACAGTGTCATTATAAGTAGTACCTTTCATAAAGAACGGTACATTAGTATCTAACACACCAGATACTTTCAAACTCTGTAATTCAAACTCTCCGCCATTAAGAGACTGAGAGAGTGGTTCAAAGAATCTCCCAACTTTATCTTCCATGTCGCCTGGAAGGAATCCGATCTCTTTACCTTCACCAGAAACTTCTCGTACACCTAAGATTTTACTATTTCTGCCTTTCTCCTTTACATTGTATAGTGCCATTTGCATAGAAAGATAAGTTTTTCCGCTGCCGTAACCACCGAGAATAGCAGCGATAGTAATATCTGGGTTATTCAAGATATCTAATGCACAACGTTGTAAAGAGTTTTTTGCTTTAATAAATTTGGAAGATGGCAGTTTTAGTGCCACAAACCCCTGACCATCATAACGCATTTCTTTAGTAGTGCCATCGTCAGTATTTTCAATAATGAGATACTCATTGGTGTGCCAAGTTGAATAATCTAGTTCAGCCATAGCCTGATTGATAGCATTAGTATCACCTTTAATTACTTTATATCCTTTATATATCTCGTTAGTAGGCTCTACGATTCCGTACACTGGCAGGTTAAAGACTTTCCTTGCAATATTTTTGCAGCACAAATCATCTGAAATGAATTCAATATCCTGAACTTTAGATAGAGTATAAGCACTAAAAACAATCCTGTTGTCTGGTCTAACTGGATCCAATTCGAAATTTAACAATTGTTTTTCCATTTCAAAATTGTAATTTACTATGGAATACCGATCATGATTCTGATCTAAAAGACGAGCTATATGTCTAGCTTTGTATTTGATATCCTCATCTTTTCGAGAGGATGTTTTGATATTTTCGATTTCTCTAAGAGTTTCATCAGAGATGAAGAATCTTTCTTTGAATGCTGCCTCCTGGAGATTCAGGAGAGCATTGGTATCATAAAATTTAGTAATAGTTAGGCACTCCTTTACAGTGATTTTGCTTTATCAGCATAGTAGTCCTCAATATATCTGTTGTTGCCTGAGGTCTTGTAATATCCTACATGATATCCTTTTTTGTTAATGTAACCTTTGTGCGTGTTTCTAATGATACCTTTGTCCATTAGTTTTTCAATTTCTTTCTTAGAAATCGGTTTAATAATAATCAACTCTTTCTATAATTTATTTTTTATTAAATAGATGTTCGTAGATTTCCATACCCCTGTCATTCAGCATTCTGTAGTAAGGTTCCTGAGAAGACTCCCCATTTCTTCTCACAGTCACTCCGGTACAGGCTGCGTTGTCACAGCGGAGGATATTTACTCCATCTACTTTTTTCAATGTTTTCCCACAGACAGGACATTTTCCTAAAAATTTCTGTCTGGCAAAATAAAGTCTATTATTGTTTTTCATCCTTATACCTTCCCTTTCATATATACTCAATCAACGAAATCTCGCAAACACGCCTGTAGAGCGCATTTGCGGAGACATTGGTTTAATTTGATAGCGTCATTTTTGCGCCATATAGCGGGCCTGACGCTTCCTATGATTTTTTCGATCATTTTTTTGTTGACATTCGGAACAAAGTACAGAACGATTATTTTTGGATACTGCAATAAATTCTTTACCGCAACAATCACACGTAATAAGTTTTGTTTCATCCTTGGCACTTTTATTCTGGCAATCGGTGCAATAAGGCGAACCGCCTTTAGAATATTTCACTTTATACGGCTTTCCGCAGCGTTTACACAGTTTTATCTTAGACTTCGGACCTAAGTTCTGATACTGATAGCCCAACTCACGCATATCTGTAATTTTAAGCACCGGATCAGACTCATTATCAACAAATGTGATTCTTATATTGAAGCGAGTTATCTTTTTACTCACTTCAACTAACCCCAATTCCTTTAAGTCATAAATCATGTACGGACGATCATCTACTTTACAAGTTACTCTGGCAAGGTTGAAATATACGTCCATAGAATAATTGATCCAGTTATTATTGGTTTCTGATTTTAGATTGTTAAACTTGGCAATGACTAAAAGAGTGAATGCAAGTCTTTCCCTGGCAGGATTCTTGATTTCCTTGATAGTATCTAACTCTTTCTGCGTAATAGGTATATAATCAATGCTCAACAGATCTCTCTTCTTAGCTTTACCAATACATTTGTCTATAAATGAGTACCAGTTATTGATATCAAAATCAGAATCTACTTTGGAAGCAAATTCTTCTATACCATTATAAATTTCTTTCTGAGTATACTTTTCCTGATACATATATCTAGTTAGAAGAGCTATGTTTGCTCCTAAATCTTTAGGACTACAATCACCGAGTTCTAACATTTTTTCTATATATTGTTTTTCATTGAGTATTAAATCCATTATTCTTCGCCTTTCATTTTTACTTTTTTCATTGAGAAGTGTTCGCCGCAAAACTCTATATCACCGTCTGGATCCTTTACAGGAAACTGCGCATAACCATCTGTCCGAGAAAGAAGGTTATCAATAATAGTATCTCCGGACATCTCCCAGACGAAAGTCTTACCCTTTTTTGTGTTATATCCCAAATCAACCAGAATGTTACAAAGCTTTTCTGCGTCTGGAACATATTCTGCACACTCTGATTCAAAAGTCATTCCAATAGGAGCTAAAGAAGTATCTTCATACACAGAGCTATGGCGGCTCATTCTGTTTGCATAAGTTTTGTTATATTTATCATAGATACGTTTTATAAAAGCCTTATCCTTATTTGTGTAGGTGGCATCTGACTTCAGAATAGAACTGTCAAACGGTACCTTACTTTCTTTTACATCAGCCAGTGTTTTCTCAATTTCCCAACAGAGTTCATTGACTACACAGGTTTCTGCATTGACTGGATAGAATTCTTTATAGAATTTAAGAAACTCTGCCTGTTCTTCAGTCAACTCTTGTGATGACAGCAGCTCTTCCAGCGGAATATTAAATCTGGACCTGCTCACGGCATCTGATGTTTTGATGTAGTCTTTGTATTCTTTCATAAGAGTAGGGTAGTTGTAGATGAAGAAGTACGGCTTCTTATCTGCACAAATTCTCTGATTGAATTCCTTCTTAGATATTTCTTCTGGTGTATCTGTTTCTTCTATACGGTTGTAGCTATTGTCATACCAATGTTTTGGCATAGGTTTAGCGATGATTCCTTTAGCTTTATCAATAGAGTTCTGTTGGAACAGCTGCCCACACAATATCCTGTAGTCTAAGACTTTATATTCCTCACTGTCTTTCGGGAACCTTGCCTGTAAGCATATCTGTGAAGTGATAACATTAGTAATAGGACCAATCGCATCACCGAAAGAACCTTTATTAGCTTGTATCATATCTGTCTCAGTCGGAACTACCTTGTTTCCTTTACGTTGGATGCAATAGATTGGCGGTAGGTTTTCTGTATGTTTTAATAAGATAGTATTGTTAGTAGTAAACATTAAGTCTCCCGACTTAACACCTTATGTTTCCATAAGGACTAGACTATATCTTCATCTGTAGCTCTATCACCAAGATACAGATGCTCGGCACTTCCCCTGCGAGGATTCCACTCACAAGGTACTCTACTTGCTTCTTTACTTAAGTATTTCTCTTAAGCTATGCTTTCGATAGTCGTTGAACTTTTCTCATTATTGAGACTTAGCACAGTATTGTCTTTGGAAAAATAGTATGTGTGTTTATATATGTTACCTGTTTCTATATAATATGGGATTCTTCCTGCTAGACCTGCCGGAGATGAAGAAGAGTGCAGTTGTTTCAACACATATTCTGCGCATAACTGCATGTATGGAAAAGTTGCTATTACATTTTTGTCTTTATCTAACAAACATACTGGAATAGCTCTTCCATTCTGTCCTCCGGGACGAGATTGTTTTTCTTTTGAATATGCAGGATCAGCTTTGTACTTCTGACTGAGTGTGGTGTTTCCGTAGTTGGGATTTTTCTTGCCACTATAATCTAACGTCTGCGAAGCATGTCTGCCAGCAGCGAGAGTATAGTCAATATTTTCTTTATGTGAACACCATTCTAAGTTATCTACACTGTTGTTTGTGCGATTGTAATCTTTATGATTTACTTCCGGTAAATTTAAAGGATTAGGGATAAATGCTTTTGCTACTAATCTATGAACACTGGCAACTGTTCTGTTTCCTGTTTTACCGACAGTAATACACATGTACCCATCTGAATTCATACGTTGTTTTATTTCCTGATGATATTTCGCTCTACCACGATTATGAGTACTAAATATTTTTCCATCTTCACGAACTATGTAATCAATACCTTTTACATTTAAAATTCTTTCTTCTATTGTTCTCACCTTCTTTTTTATAATCTATTTTTCCAATAAGAGTTCCACTGTTAGCCCGGTACTTCCGGACACCTTACATTTGTAAGTTCACCGAGTTTTACATATACATCGCTGTATAAGGTGACAGAGTTTTATCACAATCAGCTCCATTAAGAGCTTCCTTAGTACTATCCCATGAGTTTAACAACATACATGTGTTTATATATCTATACCAATAAGTCATATCAGGAGTCCCTACTATCTTAAGCTTACGCACATTGTATTTGCTTGTCATAGGTGCTCTGAAGCAGCAGACCTCGCTGACTTCTCGATCAAGCCAATGTTTATGCCAGCATTCCCCAGCGTGGAGCAATCCTGTGACCGGTAAACCAAAGATACTCTGCATCAAGCTATACGGATCCCCTCCAATGATGGCAAAGTTACCCCTCACTTTGAGTACACCAATCTTGGCCTGTCTGATTTTTTTCTTTATCATATTGTAGATTCTGTCTCTGATGTAAGGATCATGAATCATCTGTGGCTCAATCATGAGAGCGTTGATATATGGCTCTTCATCAATATAGGAATCTTCTGTAAGATTTGTTCCTCTCAGAAATAGGAGTGACTTCCTGTAGTCTAATCCAAGGATTTCTTGAATTTCTTCTACTGTGGGACGGACCAATTCAGTTACTTCTTCCGGTGTAAGGTGGTAATTCTGCAAGAACTGGTAATTTGTGCTTCTGTACTCATCAAGTCTTGCAGGAGCAGTCTTGGCTATAGATATCTGATAATGATATTTTTTTACATTGGACCAGTAATCTTCGAAAGAAGAGTAGGAATCCCATAATTTAAGCATAGAAGTAGTAATAATCAGTTCAGACTCTCTGATATCTCTCATATCTCCCCAGGCATCTTTTATATAGAAGTTTTTCGCTATAGATTCCCCAAAAGCTAAGTAATCCATTGTGAAAACCATGCCCTTTGTCCATGGAAGTCCTCTGAGATTACAGCCAGATAAAAAATCTTCTTCTTCGTCAAGCTCTCTTGCCCAACGGTAAGAGAGTGATGGAAGCATGATTCCGTAACCGTCTGATTCCGTAAGCTCTATTTCTTGATCCTTGAGGAACTCTACTATTGGTTCATCAGACTGAGAGTCATCTACACGAATAATGTCTTCTGTGAAATGAGTAATGCAGTCAGGAACGACTATGATCCCTTTTGGCATACTTACTGGAATACTACCGGAACAGATCAGTGCCTGGTACGCTTCAAGTTTAGCTGGCACAAATTTTTGTTCTAGGTTCCTACCGCAACAGAGACGCTCATAGAGCTGGGGATATAGCCTTTCAGAGACATAAACAATAGTAGAATTCTTTATGCCCCCGTTGGTGCCTAGGAGTCTGTGATATTTTATTCCATTGATAGAAAAGCCTTTATTGGCTCTGTTATAATCAGACATTTTATCAATGATCAGACACATGTAATCTGGAACAAATTGAAGATTATAGAATCTTTTATAGAGATTTGCTATGAGAGTATCTTTCTTAGAAGAATCAGATTTTTTGAGACGCTTGATTTCTTTCTTTATATAAGAAGCTTCTTCTTCTCTGGCTTCACTGGTGTCTCCGTTGAGTTCATCAATGAATCTGAGAATCTGGCTATCAGACAGAGAAATAATGTCTTCTGTGTTTAGAGCTTCCTCTAATGGATATTCTAGCTTCCAGCGTGATCTGCGAAGACGTTCACTGTGGAGCTTGAATAAGTATCTTTTACATTTTTTCTGCTTTGCTATTGTAATCATTCCTTTCTTTAACTTATGCGAGCCATGAGGGTCTTATAGTTTTCTCTCACTCGCTTCGCTCATTCGTTCAACTTCGAATAATATTTTTTCTACTTAATAAAAAAAGGTACAAATATTTTTTATATATAAAGATATATGTACAATTTTTATTTTGGTGGAAACTTTTCACCAACAAAAACAATCAACGTCTGAACGCAAAATTTTTTCAGAAGCAGCTGCTTTAGGCGAGGCGCTTAACCGCCGAGTGTAGAAAGTAGCGCTGAAAAAACTTTCATGTGTTCAGACCTCAGGCTTCGCCTTCCGGTCTACCGACTTAAAATACTGGTGTTTATGATGGATTGAATCTTTTTCTGATTAACTTGATCAAACTTATTGCTAAATTTATAAAGCTTCTCGATTGTTAAAGCATTCATTTCAGACAAACTCGGCTCAGGAAGATTATTAAATGGTTTAATAGAAGTGAACACATAACATTTAGTATATTTTTTGATTCCATATATAGACAATTTATCTAAAATATATTGAGTATACTTCTGAGAATCAGAACTATGTAAAACAGACCATTCATCTTTATATGAAGTTTCCTGCAGCGCCTGTTCTTTGAGCGCTTCTATAGCTTCTGTAGGTATGTCTATTTCTTCATATCCTTGTTTGAAAGTGTATCTATATTCCATATGATAAGAAATACATTCTCGCTTTTTAAAATTAGTAAGAGTAGTATATAAAGTTTTACTCAATAAATTGTTCAATTTATTAAAAAAATATCTATAAGTTGAAAGTGAAAGGTTAGTTGTATTTACACAATCTAAGTAATACTTTGGACGCGTGAATCTGCAACTGGTCATACCCAACTCCTCAAATAGTTCTGAAAGAGAATATTTATGGTTGAGTTCTAACGTAGTTAAATTGGCATAAATCATAGAATTGTATTTACCCTGAGGATAATATTCTCTTGGTGTTGCTATTCTTTTTTTACATTTCTTCCTGGGTTTTGTGACAGGTTCAGGAAAAATGTCAGTAATAATAATTCTGTTGGAACCAGGCACCTTATCCCATGAAAAATATTTCTTCATCTCATTGACTCTGACAACATATCTGTTTCCGGCAGGCATCTTCTGACCAGTAAGAGCTACTGACAGTTCCTGCATGTTCTTAAATTCCTGACCGGGTAAAATTTTTGTGGTGTCGATCAAGTTTCTTACCCCCTATATAATGGTTTTATTTGAGTATATGGATCAAATTTCTTTTGTAAGAGGCTCACTGTAAAGTTGTAAGCCTCTCACTGTAGAATCAAAATTTACTTACAGATTTCATAATACTGAGCAGACAGTTTCTCAATGTCTGGACCGAAGATTACACATGCTATTTCAGCTAGATCATTGAACATACCAATGTGCTCTATGTAATCTAAACGGTTCTGTAGCTTAGGTTTATGTGTCTCATTGTAATGTTCAAGCTGTACTTTAGTATTCATATGAAACTTATTGTCGAACTCTCTGTAGAGGAATGGCCAACGTGTATGAGGATTCCCTCCGAAACGTACAATTCTGTTGAGAATCTGACGTTTGTCTGCTAATGGAATATCTGATGTAAGATTACGAATAATGTCTTCTTGATGTGAAATAGTGTGATTCTGCTGCTGAATTGTATTGTTCTGCTGCTGGATAGTATCAAGAGTAGTTTTAAAAAGAAGTCGAGTGTTCTGATCTGCAAATGGGAGATAGGTGTCTAGGAAAAGATCGGATTGTGATGGGTTAACGTAGCCCCCTGTCTTACGGATAGAGGGGAGCACCTCTGCTGTAACCCAATGCTTGAACTCTTTTGCTGATGAAAGCTTGCTGCTGAGGATGAGAGAGTAGAGACCGGATTCGTTGATGATAGTCATCTGCTGTGTTCCGGAAGGTGTTGCCATTTTAGCAACACCTCTATCTTCATTCTCAATCTTCTTTGAAATTGCACTTCTAGGATCAGAATAACCTAGAGCTTCTGCTACATCTTTACCTACAAACCACACTTCGTTATCAATTTCTACTGTTCTGACAGTGCCAAATTGTGGGTGAGTGAACACTGTTGGGGTTCTGATACTGATTTTTCTTCTGTAAAAGTAGCAATATTATTATTTACAAACCAGTTTACTGGCTTTTTGTCAGGTGCCAACTGTTCGAATCCAGAGAAATTGATAATAATATGTTTATGGCCATCTAGGATGATATGATCTATATTTTCCGGTGAAACATGGTATTTTATAGCTTTCCATGTGTCTTTGTATCCACAAATGGCTGCTACATCTTTGCCTACGAACCATGTGGTTCCTTCAATGATAGAGTATCTGAGAGGGATTGAAATTGAATCATTAATGTGGTATAGTAATGTGTGTGTATTAGTAAAAGTCTTCATATAAAATACTCCTTATGATTTATAAACTTGTTTACGGGTTAAAGCTTCAAGCTCATCATAGTCATACTCAGTTAAGTGGGAATCTGTAGTATTGATCAGGAATTCGTTGGGTTCGAAAGATGAGAGAAGTGAGTCTAAGAGTAGAAGAGTGTTTTGTACACCTAGATTGTAGCCTTTTACTGCATCTGGAGGTGCAGTAGATAGAATGGCTGATTTGTGAGAATCAAGTTGTTTTTGGAGTTCTTGAGTAAGATTGACTCCAATAAAAGTAATGTCGTTCATATGTGCCTCCTGTGATTTCTATCCCTTTCGGGATAAGTGTATTATAGCATTAACCATGAAAAATGTCAACAGAATTTTACAAACTTGTTTAGAAAAATAAAAACAGGTGAATCAGGAAAACATATATAATAAGGAAGAAACTCTGATCTGGAAATCGAGTAAGAGAGATGTGATGATCGGAGAATCTGGGAACATGGATCCGAAATCTGAACTTGGTGTCAAAAAAGCTCTGCATCCCCCGGAAACACTGCATTTTTGCGGATCTCAGGGCATAAGTACCCCCGGTCTAAAACGTGCGAAAATGCTTATTTTCAAACCTTTAGTGGGCAGATATGAACAGTTTGGGCTGATTTTGGTTGTTTCTGACTGAAGTAGTAGGAATGCTATGAATTGTGCAATGGTAAGATGTATCGTTTTACAAACGCCCCGTTTTTAAGGCTTTAAAGTGTTAAAGTGGATAGCCCTAGTATACTTTAATAAATCAGTGTTATACATCCGTACCGTAGCAAAATTTTACAGTATTGAAATTTTACAATTGAAAAATTTTACAGTGATAATACTATAGAATTTTACAGTACTAAAGTAATCAGAATATTCAGTCAATATAACGAATTGTATTGAATTGTGTCTGGTTTCTCTGCTCGAACCATAGTGTTTTTAAGATTGTCAATGCAATTTTGCTTTAAAACTCAATGTTTCTGATAATTGTTTTCTTTTGCAGTAAACTATCTAACAATTATTACTAGAAGTTTAATTGCATATACAACTCAACAAATTGAATAGAAAAGAGGCTATAATTTATGTCGAATTATGAATATAATAAGAAATATGTAAAAGAGTGGGATAAAAAGAACTTAAAACGTATAGGTGTCGCATTGCGTATTGACGAATACGAAAAACTCAAACAATATTGTGATTCTAACAATATTGCAGTAGCAGCTTTCGTTAAATCACGAATTGCAGACATAATTGAATAAACTATATATATTATCTGACATATTATCTTTTATAAGACGTATTACTTTGTATAGTTCATCTATACTACTTCCATTAATACGTCTTACAATCCGTATATAATCACATCTTGTCATACGTCTGACATACTGTATATTTATACACTGTGTGATACATACTACACTCTGTACGCAGACAATATGATCTGGACGACCTTTATTTTTCGCTTTAATAGGAAGTAATTTTTCACGAAAAAACTTTTTTTCATGCCAAAAAGCCTGTATTTATGCGGGTTTGCGGGCTTTTATAAACGTGTAAATAAAAATATTTTCAAAAAAGTATTGACAACCTACTGTTACAGTAGTATGATAAGCGTGTCGATAAGGAAAGGCGGTCGACAAGTTCAAACAGTGGTTCTGGAATCCACAGAAAAATTCCTAAAACAGTAAATAAAACTTTTACAAAAAAAAGTTTTAAAAAGTACTTGACACAACCAAACAGTTGTGGTAAAGTACAATCATCAACAAGAGCACAACTTGTTGAGTAACAAAAAAGCCCTTGCGCTAACAAGGGCAGAGATAACTGAATAGGAGGTGATTACATGAACCTTAAAGGTTTTGACGTTCCAGATGGGTTCATGGGATGGGTGGACTCTATCCAGCGGTATATGCTTTTTGCTTCATACCGTGACTATAGAGAATACCTTGAGCCATAGGGGGCTTTTGCCCCCTAAACCCTAAACAGTTATTGTAACTATTATACCATATTGCCTTGCATGATGCAAGAGTACGTTCCTTGAAATCATATATAGTTAGTGCGTCTACACCTTGATGGGTAGCTTGCCACGTCCAAACTTTCACCTTGATGGGATTGTCTGGAATCTCTAGTAATAGAGCGCAAGAGTGCTGTCTATATTACATATGCTTATTAACAGTCTACGGACTAACTATATATTTTTTTAAGTGATAAACAATAAAATAAATCCACAGGAGGAAATTATTATGTCAAACAAAACTTTTAAAATTACAATCACAGGAAAGAATGAGAAAGAGTTATTTGCACCAAAACAGGTTGTCAATGTACAGCGGTTTGGTGAAGATGTACAGTTAGAATACGACAGACAGCACTATTTACAGTTGTCTGATAAATATTCTAAAGCTGTTGCATCAAGAACAAAAGCCCTTGAAAAGGGTGAAGTATCTAAGGCTAAAAAAGCTGACCTTGACGCTAAAGTTGAGTCTGCTAAAGAAGCACTTGACACTTTCAAATCAGAGCTTGTTGAAAGATATTCAGAGGACAGTTTCTGCCCTAAGCCTACTAGCAATCGCATTGCTTCCGTCTATGTATGGGCTTACTTCCAGACAGGCGGTACATTCACACTGACAGGCTTTCATTCACTCTATGTCAATGCTAAAGACTATCAGGCTACTTACAATGACGTTGAGTCATTCGACGCTGATAGACAGCGTGATTTCAAATATGTGAAAGAACTCTGTAAAGACATCATGTCACCAGTATTCAATACTGCCAATGACGGTACAGATGATTCCATGTATAAAAACTTCACATTAGGTGCTACACCAGCATGGGTTGCTAACAACTTGTGTGCATTCATCTGGGGTAAATTACAGGCAGGCTCTAAGGGCTTAAAGCGTAACTATGGTAAAGAAGTCGAAGCATCCAGACAGCTGATTCTGTCTTATCTTGAATACTTAGGTATTCCAGTAGATGACGCTATCAAAGTATCAGCAGAGGAATCTATGGAGACTCGTATAGCTTAATCGTACTGATATGCTCTGCCTATGACTTCGGTCGTAGGTAGTCATATCAATATGATAGGAGGAATTAACTATGAAACCATGTTCACAGGTCAGAGGTTTTGGCACTAACTTTCACAACTATGTGTTACCTCTTTACAGCCTTTTTGGTAATGTCAATGGCACACTTTACGTGTGTATTAGACCACATTACAGAGTGTCACGGCTCAAAGTCTGGAATGGCTACAGATGGGTAGACACCACTACTAAAGACCATCCAGATATTAGACATTTCATTATAGCTTTCATGAACTCTGCTGATTTTATCAGTGAAGAACCTGTAAAATGTCGTAGAGATACTAGAGCTATAGCTTCCATGCTTCCACGTGAGAAGAAGCATCCACAACCTATGTATGGCTCAAAAAGCGGCTGTTACTCACAGGCACGAGTTGACGGTCAGGGCTATAACATCTCATGGGAAGAAGATTCCAAACCTGTATTCGGTCATGGTTTACCTGTCAAGTATTCCGAAGGTCACAGATTACCGCCGGTGGGCTTTAATAGCTTCGAAGGTTACACCGACACGCCAGAAGCACGTCGTAGAGATGGCATGAAGATTAAACAGATTAAGTGCAGACCGGGCAAGGTCTATGTTGTTGAAACACAAGCAAAAAAATAATATGAGTTATGCCACTCTAAAAGGCAGGAGGAAAAATTATGACAAAGACTATCTACACAAGAATCATCAACAAGAAAACCACATCAGTAGAGCTGAAATCTGTTTTAGGCAGAGAACTCTACATTTGTAACAATGGAAACTGGACAGATGTTCTCAACGAATTTTCTTTCAGCTACACAGCAGAGCAATTCTGTCAGTATATTGTCGACTATGAAGCATGGGCAGAACTCAACAACGTCTATGTAGAAATTACAGAAGGCAAGGCAGAATTTAGGCAACCAATAAACGAAGCCAAAGACCTTCTGAAAGAATGGCTTGAGAATAACGAACTCGAAGAGTTTAGGTCTTTGTATTCCACTCTTTCAGCAAAGCAGAAGGAAGCCGTTCTCTGTATTCTTAGGTACAGTGAAATTCTCGACATGGATTTAATGTGTCCGACAACAAGCGAACTGTCACTTCTCTGGAAAGACTCTATTAAGAAACAGAAACACAAAGCAAATCTGCTGATCCCAGTAATGGAAACAGATTGTACATACACTATCAATTTGTTTACAGGTAAAGTAGTAGGCTATGCAGATATAGATACTGTTGAGGACATTCTTTGAAAAATTTTAACAAGGCAATCGGTTTGGTTCAATACCGGTTACCTTTTTTGATTAGAGGAAACAATTAGGAGGAAATCATTATGAACAAGGCAGACAAAGTAAAGCAGAAATTAATCAAGGAAGTAGTAATTCCTTCATTGATAGGAGTGTTAATAGCACTCCTTTTTTTATTGGCTGTAGTGAAACCTACAGGAGCAAGTGAAGACAGCACCCGTCCAATGACAGGCACTGTCTATTTTGTTTCAGGGAGAAGTGTCTCAATAGTTTCTCCTGATAAGCGCACTTGGAGTTACAAAGGAAAAGGCTTCACAGTAGGTGACACAGTATCTTGTGTTGTGTCTAATAATGGCACATCCAAAACAGTAGATGATTATATCAAATCGGCTGTTGTGAGCGAAGGACAACCAATAGAAATAGAAGCAGCTGAAGAAGGGGCTTTAGTCCACTTCGCAAGCGAAACATGGTATTTAGAAAGAAGGTATTGATATGAACTTAGAAGTATTATATAAACAGTTTTCTGGCAACGATTCATTTGAGACACCAGAGGACAGAAAATCAGTATATCTTGAATCTTTAGAAAAGCTGTACCCAGGAATTCTTTGCTCCATTGGTCAATGTATGGAAGTGAAATTAACAGGTGAACCTTATGAAGATGAAGGATTCTACACAACAGAAATGAGAAAATCAGATTATCCATGGTGGATAGTGACTACTTCTGTCGGAGACGAAGGAGCAATAACTTTATTCTATCCAGGAGCAATGGAACGCTTGGCAATGGTACTAGGCGAAAGTTACTATGTAGGATGTGCTGGAGATGATCGAGCAATATTAATCGGTGAAAGTTTTATGTCTTTGGAAAGATTCCAAAATCTCTGTCAGAGAAAATATCAAGGCAAAGGATATTTTTACAATGCTGAAACAGGAATCTTTTCACTTGCACAAGGGAACTAGATAATTTATAATCTCTGTAGGAGGTATAAACCTATGCAGAGAATTATTAATCCAGCCTTAGCCAAGGCAAACATGAGCAAAACGGAACTTGGTGCTCGTTTGGGAGTAACTCAACAGAATATATCTAAAAGAATCCAGAGAGGCAAATTCACTCTTGATGAACTTCAAGAAATAGCTCGTTGTATGGGAGCAGAATTTAACTGTTCCTTTGATTTCCCAGATGGAACTAAAATAGGGACAAAAGGAGAGTGATATATGTATTACGTTAGTATATTACATAGAGTACCGTATACTACTGTAGAATACACAACGGAAACTTACTTTATAGATGAAGTAGCAGCGGACAATTGGATTGATAAAATTTTTATGCCGCATGAATTTCATCCAGACTTGTGTACTATAGTAGACAGAGGACCAGCCTCATGGTCTAAAATAGGAGTGCTTTGCGCAGACTAAGACATCTCGAAAGAGGTGTCTTTTTTATTGGAGAAAAGAAATGGCAGTATCAGAAGCTCAGAAGAGAGCAAGTAAAAAATATTTCGATAATAACTACAGACAAGTGAAACTGTCAATGCCTATTAAAGAAGCGGAAGCTCTTGAAGCATATTGCGAAGAACATGGATATTCCAAAGCAGGACTCATCCGGGCATTGATTAAAGAAAAATTGGAAGAATCACAATGACATACAAATATACAACTGTCAGAATACAACGGAAAGAGGCTCTTTTGGGTTATATAGTACCTAAAGGAGCCTTATTTATTAGAGGCAACGGACTTCAGTTCATATGTATTGAGCGTCCGAAAGATCCTTTTGATATTCCGGTAATGATGTTCCAAAACGGTTCTTGGCACCGGATATCTGTGTCTGTTATGTATTCCTATCTTGCAAGAGAGATAGTGAATTTTATCTAAAGGAGGAGTTCTGCTATGAATAATGTCTACACTATTCAAGAGATTATGACTCTGAAATTCTGTGAGTTGTCCAATGTAGTGTATGAAGCTATCTTAGCAGAACTCACAAGGCAATATGAAGATATGATTGATAGACTGTTGCCTATCTTTGATAAGGCACCTGTATATCAGTTAGACCAATATGTAGATATCTATAAATTTATAGTAGTTATATAGAAAGGAAACGTATGCTATGAGTTTTGAATATGAAAAAATAACTGTGCTAGAGGAATTTATAGGCAAAACCTTTAGTAAAATAGAAGTTGGTAAATGGAAAGACGAATTAAGTTTTCATATAGAAGATAAAGTTTATAAATTTATTCATTATCAGGAATGTTGTGAAGATGTATCTATTGAAGATATTTGTGGGAATTTAGAAGATTTAATTAATGAACCTATCCTCATGGCTGAAGAATATTTTTCCAGAGCCAATAATGGAATTTATACTTTCTACAAATTTGCTACTAGAAAAGGTTATGTTACAGTCAGGTGGTATGGTACATCAAATGGTTATTATAGTGTGTCAGCAAGTTTTATAATAGAGGATTCAAACGGAAATATATTGCTTGAAAGAGAACCTAAAATCTAAAACAGAAAGGAAACAAAGATTATGAAGAAAGCATTAGCATTAGCATTAACAATTATAATGGTGTCGGCACCTGTATCAGCAGCTCCAACAACAGATGGAGAATGCAAAGACCTGTACCCTCTGACAGGAATAGTAACAGAGGTTGAGCACATGGAAGATACTGATCTGATTACTATGACGACTGCCAATGGAAATCAATTCTCATGGTACACTGACAGCACAGATGATTGGTTCATCAATGATCTCGCATCTTGCATCATGAACTCCAACGGAACTGATGAGGTCTATGACGATGAAATTGTAGACGCTCACTATACCGGTACCTTAGACCAGTTATCACAATATACTGCATAAGCAGTATATTTAAGCATCTTGAATTGCTCAAAAAGGGTAGCATGAAACCTAGGGCTACCCGTTTTCCTCCAAGATGTTTAACTATGCTGCTTAGAAAGGAAACAATATGTTAAAGAAGGTAACCAGAAGAGAAGCACAGAAAGCACTCATTGCAGGAAATCCTGTATATTTGCTTCCTAATAGAATGCAGGTGAACTCACCTTGGGCACATCCGTTCAGAGTGAAAACTCCTATGTCAGAAGAGAGATTTAATCGTCTGATAATGAAGTACGAGCATGCCTGTTGTACTGTAGATACAGGAACCGGAAGTTTCTGTTATATAGATGCTTGACAAGGGAACGGATGTTTGCTATTATAAACACGTAAATAAAATCGGAAAGGAGAATAACGGTGAGACATATTTATGTAAAGACACCTAATGGTTTAGGTAAATTAAATTTTTATGACGGATCATTATGGTTCTCTCACTACATAGTAGACCATTATAAACATGATCCAAAGTTTTACTCTGGATACTATAAAGGAAGATATATAACTAACGCATCATGTTATAGCAAAAGAGATATCAAATACCTCAGGAAGAGACCGCTGATTGATCTAATTACTAAAAGGAAGGAATACGCCAATGCAAAACATATATGTATACGACCCTTACGGAAAAGTAGGGAAACTGATATGGTATAAAGGTAGAGCGTTTTATTCTTATGTAGTCACTTATAATCATTCCTATGAGTTTTTATACAATGGTTTAATTGATGGTAGAGCTGTTATAAACTGTATGGTTTATAGTAAAGATGAAATTAAGCTCTTACATAAAAAACCATTGAGACATTTTATAGAAAAGAGGCAAGGCAAATGATAGTATACAAAATAAATGTCCTGCAAGAGTTGAAGCACAAAGGATATTCAACTTATGTCTTGCGGAGAGATAGAATCATGGGAGAAGCTCAGATACAAAAGATTCGGCAGGGTGAACTTGCTAGTAAAGAAACTCTCAATACAATCTGTCGATTATTGCAGATACAGCCCGGAGACTTGCTTGAATATGTGGAGGAGATATAGATGTTAGGAGACTATATTAAAGACCCATCTTGTGGGTTAGGTAAAGTTATAAAACTCAGACCTGGCAATGAACTTGTGTACTTTTTCAAAGCAAATGATAGCCTGCATGATGGTGCAATAGAGCCAGGTTCCTGTCCAGACAACCATGGTTGGTGGTTCAGTCATTACGACATTAAAATAATGAAGTGTCTTCCTCCACTGGTATCATTAATAGAGAGGAGGCAACAATGCAAATAGGTGATATAGTGTGGCGACACGACTTCGGCGCAGGGAGAATAGTAGATATTGATATTTATAGTTTAACGCCATATTTAGTTTATTTTTATAAAGAAGATAATCGCTTACATGATGGTGGTGGTAAAGGTCCACGTTGTCACTATTGGTTATGTTTCGAAGGATCACTTACTCTTGTCCATTCAGTGCCTTTGTGCAAGCTAATAGAAAAGAGAAGAAATGCAACATCCTAAAGAATTAAATATAGGTGACATAGTTTATCATAAATATTACGGTATAGGACAGATAGAAGATATTGACAAAAGTTTTGAACCATTCCAATATTTAGTCTATTACTATAAAGAAAACATTTCATTACACAATGGAAATGGTGGTTCAGATTACCACTATTGGTGGAACTATGCTGAAGACCTGAAACTTATTTCATCTGTCCGTACATTAATAGAAAGGAGGCAACATGGTTGATTTAAGGAAGAAGCTCCGGTCTGGAATGATAGCTGTCACACCAGCAGGAAGCTATCTTGTTCTTACCGATTGCGAGACGGCGAATTATGGCAGTCAAGATTTTTGTATTATTGGACCTGATGGTTTTATGATAGGCAGTAATTACGATGAAAATTTGAGCACTATTCTTGGCATTTGCTCTATAAAAGCTCTATATAGGTCAACTGTAAATGGACTTACTTATGAAATGAAATACAAAGATAAAGATTTAATTTGGACAAGGGATCCAAAAAATCTTAAAGAATTAATCATATCAAGGAGGTTTTCAAAATGAAGACAGCAAAGGAAAGACTCTACAGAGTTGATTATGCCGAGGAAAAACTCGGTGACACAGTAACTAAGGAACTTGTGAATACCAGTGAGTATGAAAAAGGCTACGGAATTCTCCAGGCCCTTGAATCTTGTGAAACAGACGGAGAACTTGACATATTAGATGAGGTTCTGACTGCTTTATGTGGTCATGGTATTGAATACCTTGTTAATTTAATAGAGTGCAATTATTAAACAATGAAATAAAATTAGAGCTGTGAAAACAGCTCTTTTTTATTATATAAAAAAGAAAAGAGGAAAATAAAATGGAAAACATCGTTTACAACACAGTTATGAGCAACTTATTAATCTCTGGTACAAAGGCATGCGCAGTAATTCCAAGGGAACTAATGTCTGTCGATCCTGCTTATCAGCGGCTGGAAACACGAAATCATAGAAAAATTAAAGCAATGCATGACAATTTTGATCATATGATTATGGATGCATTATTAGTGGTGCCACATCCAGAAGAGTGCACTTTTTCTATTGTAGACGGTTATGGTCGTTTTATTGCATCAGAAGGTATTTTAGATAAACTCGAATGTGTTGTTATTACTTCAGCTCCCGAAGACCCGGATGAGAGAAGACATTTCGAAGCGAGTATCTTTACAAGACAGAGCTTGTATACTGAAAAAGTTACTCCGCTGCAGATGCATAAGGCAAATCTTATCTTAGGTGAACCGAATGCTGTAGCGTTGCAGGAAGTGGTTGATGAATATAATTTAAGCATTGCAGAAGACAAAGGGGTAAGAAAACCAGGAACTATTGGTAGTTACACATCCGCTTACAGGATAATTAAAGCAAAAGGTAAGATAGCTTATGAAAGTATTATATCTACTTGTTGTAAAGCTGGTTATAACTTATCAGGAGATGGATTATGTGACAAGATAATTAGGAACTTATATAAAATTTATTGCTTCTACGGAGATATTGGATTAGTAAAAGTATTGCCTATTATGAGAGGAACTGAGCCAAGTACACTTAAAGCAAAAGGAATAGCTGCTTATCCAGAAAGAGTTGAATTAAGTCTTGCTCTCTACCTGCAGGACTATCTTGTATCTCTTGGTGAACCAAAACAGTTTAACGAGAAAGGAAAGAAAATTTCTTAAACAAGTTTGTAAAAAGTATTGACAAGTTTTACAAACTGGTTTATAATGCAGTTACAGTTAAGAAAGGAGAAAACAAATGGCAACACTTATTAGTTTTTATAAAGATAATAAAATTACCTCATCAGAGGTAGAATCTAAGGACATTGATATTGTCCTTGGTTTCCTTTTCAAAAACTATGTCTTAGGAGAAGACATCACAGAGAACTTTGATTCAAAGTTTCTCTACATCGAGGACAGTAAGTTTAAAATGAAATCTCTAAACAAGAAAATAAAAAAGTTTACGCAAGAAAAAGAGGATTCTGTAGAGGTTCTGATTCAGTTTGAGGAGCTCGCTAAGAGCTACGAAGCAGCTTATATCTTTGACCAGTATGAGGTCTTCAAGTTTGAAAACGGTGACTATGAAGATCTGGATGAGAGAGATTATAAACTCTCCATTTGTAAGCACTGCGGAAAGATTATTTCCGGATCTTTAGTCAATGATTATTGTCCAGAATGCTTCGTAACCTATGGAGTACAGGAAGTGTTTGAACAGATCCAGGCAGACGACAAAGAGCTGTATACAGAGTACGAGACAGTATCAAAAGTAATGAATACTGTTGAAGCATTCTACGAAAAAATCAAAGACAAGGGAACTTTAGCTGTACAGAGAGCAAGAGAAATCTCTGAACAGTACTTAGGAAAAGAGCAGATTCCTGAGGATCTCTATGAAACAATTTTAGGAGGATTTGTAGCATGAATAAAGAAACAATGAAACAGGGTATGATTAAGGTTCTTAATATGTATGATATCCCTTGGGGTAATTCAGCCATTGACATAATTATCAACACATGGGCAGACAACAAAACCCCTTTGATTGAGTTATTAAGACATCATCCTAACTGGAATGATGAAAAATGCTATGTAGCATTTGATCAGAATATCAAGGGACAGCCAGACGAGGGGAAAATTTACAGGTTCATTGATTGGATGATTAATAAGAGAAGATACACAGATGCTTTGGATGCATTGAGATATTACAGAGAACAGCTTTTGGATGAACAAATAGCTTCTTTAATTAAAGAATGCTATCCTGATATTAAAGGTATTTCAGCAGGTCAGAAAACCTCAAGAGCAGTGAAGAAAATCTGTACACTTATAGGTATTACTTCTGATACCTATTCAGATTTTGAAAAGAGGTATGCCAAATATTCAGATGCAATCAATCCATTGGATGTTGTCCGGCACACTATCCTGTCAGTTAATCCAGTTGATTATCTGTTATCCTCCAATGGAAACAGCTGGTCATCCTGTCACACATTGGATAAAAACAATCCTAATGGTTACTCAGGATGCCATTGTTCTGGAACAATGAGTTATCTCCTTGATGGAACTACAATGGTTTACTATCAAGTTGATAAAGAGTATGACGGTAATGACTTAGAATTCGAACCTAAGATCATCCGTCAGTTATTCCATTATAAAGATGGAATCCTTGTACAGGGAAGACTCTACCCTCAGTGCAATGATGGTAAAAACTCACTGTACACTCCAATTAGAGCACAGCTTCAGAAAATCATCGCTGATTGTTTGGTGGCTCCTAACCTTTGGAGAAAGAAAGGTGGCACCTCTGCTTGTTGCTCAGTTATTAATTCTGAAGGTACCCACTACAGAGATTATGAGTGCCAGAGCGAGTGCTCAGTAAGTAAGATTGTCAAAATGATTCCCAAGGGAAGAGTAGATAATAGGCATATGACAGTTGGACATGATATCTATTGTGTAAAGTGCGGGGATTGGCATGATATGGAAAGTACTCTTCTTTGTGAGGATTGTTATGATAACTATGGCGACAGTGAATCTCATAGATGTTGTGATTGCGGTGATCGCTATGACGAAGATGAGATGTACCTTATCGACGGAAGTTGGTATTGCTGTAATTGCTCTACTTATTGCGATTGCTGTGATGAAAGAGTGCCCAATAGTTATATCAACTATTATGATGAATTAAATATGCATATCTGTAATGACTGCAGGGATGAAAATTTCACAACATGTGATTGTTGTGATGATTTATGTAGGAACGATGATGTCACATGGGTGGAATCAACCGATGAGTATGTATGTGATCACTGCTTAAGAACAAATTATACATATGTTGAAAGCGAGGATGACTATTTCCTTAACGAAGAAGTTAAAGAATGTAAAGAGTGTGGAAGCCTCTATGTAATTGAAGATGGTGACAAAGGGCTTTGTCCAGACTGCAAAGAAAAGGAGACCGGAGATGAGTAAAAATAAATATAGAATTACAGAATTAGAAGAGATTTTGAGAATGAAACAGATGACTTTAAAGAGTCACTTGGAAGCTAAGTTGGAAGCAGCAGGTTATGAACCGTCATCGGAGGATGGATTCCTCTATGCTAAGGGAACTTTTCCAGTACTTTTAGTTGCTCATATGGATACAGTACATGAAGAATGTGTCCAGAAAATCAAATACACTGGAGCAATCATGTCTTCTCCTCAAGGGATTGGGGGAGACGACCGGTGTGGCATCTACGCTATTCTGCAAATTATTAAAGAGTATCATTGTTCTGTATTGTTTACAGAGGATGAAGAGAAAGGGTGCGTAGGAGCTGAGAAGTTTGCTGTAAGTGACTATATAGTAAACAATGATATAAATTATATCATTGAAATTGATAGAAGAGGGACCAATGACTGTGTATTCTACTCTTGTGACAATCCAGATTTTGAAGAGTTCATAGAGTCTACTGGATATTTCAAAACAGCATGGGGTTCTGTGAGTGATATATCAACAATTGCTCCGGCACTCGGTGTAGCAGCAGTCAATTTATCTTCTGGTTATTTCGACGAACACACTACAAGAGAAACAATCAATGTAGAGGCATTACTTTCTACAATTGAAGAAGCGAAAAAGATTCTTGCTTTACCATGCGAGGAACCATTTGAGTACATTGAAGCTGCCTATGGTGGTTATGGAAACTGGTGGAGAGATTATGATGAAGAAGCATCACCTATTAGCACTGATTACACAACAGCTTATACAGATGATTGTACTTATATATTCTCGAAAGAGGAGAAGGCAAAGAAATTCTTCCATATTTATCTTCAGACTTACAGCGGAAATGAAATCTGTTGTGAAATCCTCGCAATAAATGAAATGGAAGCAATTGGTATGGCTTTAAGTCATTATCAGTATTATTCTGCTTGTGACATTATTGATATAAAATCACAGTAAAGGAGGAATGTTTATGCCAAAGTATATGATTGACCTCTAGCCCACTAAGAGGTTTTCATATAAATTACAACTGAATATAGAAAAATTACAACTGAATATGGGTAAAGATTAAAACAAACAACAAAAAAACAAATTTCAAACAAGAATAGGAGATTATGATTATGATGAACACAACTATTATTACAAAAATTATGGCAGCACTTGGACAGGACGAGCTTAAAGAACTCATCGGAGCACTTCAGGGAATGGTTGATGCACCAGAGACAGTACAGAAACATTGGGAGCCAACAGAAGGTGAGCAGTACTTCTATCTGTGGGGTACAGGAAAGAAAGACGGTGGAGTATTCACAGCAGAGAACCAGAAAGATGTGATGCGTTTAGCAGTAGGCAACTGCTTCAAGACTGAGGAAGAGAGAGATGCAGCCGCTGAGTATCTGATGATTGTAGCAGAGCTGAAACGCTTCGCTATTGATCACAACGATGAGATCGACTGGGACGATCACTCTCAGAGAAAATACAAACTCTGCTGGAACAGAGAGACAGAGAAAGTTGATTCCACATGGAGCAGAAGAAAAATTACAGATGGTATTTACTTCAGCTCTCATGAGGTAGCAATGGCTGCTGTCGAAGCTGTAGGAGAGGATAGAATCAAAAAGTTCTATCTTCCAGATGCTGAGTAAACAATAAAATAAACAGTTCTCTTGGGGTTCGACTCCCCAAGAGAATTATAAAGGAGCTATTATGGAATTAGATAAGTTATTAAAAAAGAGAAGCATAATAAGCTGCACAATCAAGGACGGGATTTGTATTGTACAGTATGCTTCAAAGGAAATGAAACTATTAGATATATCAGGTATGGGTATTGTAGAAGTACTTGATTTTATATTGGAGGAATAAGATGAAAGTTGGAGATAAAGTAATAGTTGATCCTAGATTGCATGGATGCATATGATGTATTCCTGTGGAAGAAGTTAAAGGAAAAATTATGACTATAATATCCATAAATAACCCTAGAGGTTTTGAGGCTTATTGTTGTGTTAAAGAATCAGGATATATTTTTAAGTTGGATATGTTTATTCCTGCAGAAGGTACTTTATTTTTAGCTATCCATGAAAGAAGGCAATATGAAGAGAGGAGATAAAGTAATTTTTAGATCTAATACTCCTCGTATTCTATGGGGCGTAGATATAAATTATTTATTAGGAAATATATGTACCATAAAATCAATTATAGAACTAACTTCTAAAACTTTTGAAAGAAAAGCTTATGAATTAGAAGAAGCTAGTGATTATTGGTTTCCAGCAGAGGAATTTATTCCTTACAAAGGACTAACTGTACTAATTGATAAGAGGAGGAAACATGAAATATAAAGTTGGAGATAGAGTCATAGTTCGGAAAGATTTAGTTGGCGGATTGGAATATCCTTATTCGAATCCGTTATGCGGAAAGTTATATTTTGCTTCAGCAATGGAAAAATTTCGTGGGGAAATGTATGAAGTAATAACAGTTTCAGGTGAGTATGATTATGGTTGTGAAACTTATGAATTATCTCTGGGAGAAGAGGCATTCAGATGGCTGTTCAACGACGCAATGTTGATGTCTGCTAGTGGGTTAAGGAGTTTGATATGCAAGAGAAATATAAAATAGGAGACATAGTAAGGGTTAGAAGTGGTTTGAAAGGTGGTACAAAATATTATTATGATCATACTGATGCATTCCTGTTTTTTAACATTGATATGCAAAAATTCTGTGGCCATGCATATAAAATCATAGATAAAGTTTCATCATTTTATCCTGGCTATGTTAACTATAGACTAGCACTAGGAGATGAAACATGCGAGTGGGTTTTCAGTGACATAATGTTAGACAGTGTTTAGGGGGACTTATATGCAAGAGAAAAAAGAATTAAAAGTTGGAGATTGGGTTCGTGTAAAACGTAACCTAGCAGTTCATGAGATAGGGGTGAAGTATCTCGGAAAAGTTTATAGAATCAATAGAATAAGTTATACAGGTTACTATCTATCTGGTACTCCAGAAGGATACTGGTACAGATCATCACTTATTCCAGTAGGAAATTTAAGTAGACTTGTAGAAATTAGAAAGGAAAATCATGAGATATAAAGTCGGAGACAGAGTAGTGATTAGAAAAAATTTAGTTAGCGGGTGGTATTACCATTATGAAAATTCAATGGGAAGATTATTTTTTAACAGCCACATGTATAAACTTTGTGGAAAAATTTGTGTAGTAACTAGAATTACAGATCTTGTATTAGATGAATACTTCTTATCAATAGATGATGAAGAAGTACCATGGTATTTTAACAATGCAATGTTACTTCCTGCAAATAGTTTGAGATATTTAGTAATGACAAGGGAGGCGATCTCATGAAAATATATGAACTTCATCAAGATATATCAGGCAGATGGTTCGGCTATTGTGAAGAGACGAAAGAATATACACCAAGCTTCATCAAATGTAAAAATTTGAAGAGAATGCTTATCTGGAAAGGTTGGGGGTGGAAATGATTAAACTTAGAGACTGCATTGTGGGAGTTAAAGATGAAACAGAATATGAAAAAGTAATTCAGATTGCGAAAGAACAAGGATGTGAGTGGAATTCTGGAGACTCTTTAGATTATATCTACTGTCCATTTCCTGGAACATTGTTTTTTGATAAAAAAGGTAAGGTCACATCTGGGCCATACTATGAAAAATATTGTGATTATCATTGTAAAGATTTGATGAGTAAATTACAAGAATTGATAATTATAAGACAGAAGGGAAAGTTATGATTGATCTGAGAGATAGTACAGTATTGGTTAACAATGTGAAGGAATATAGGGGTTATAACTAAAATTGCTAAGAAACAAGGCTTTAGATGGGCGAGTGGAGATTCTTTAAATAGAATCTGCTGCCATTTTCCAACGAGATTAGAATTTAATAGGAGATATGAAACATATTGGAATTCTAGGCGTGGCAGATGTGCACGAGATTATCCTAAATGCATGGCTCTAGTTGGAGGAGTGCGGAGCCTCATAATGATCAGAAAGGAAATGGCTAATGATAAATTTAAAAGAGTGTACTGTTTTGGTGAATAATAAAGCAGAATATATAGCGTTAATCAAAGAAGCGCAAAAGCAAGGTTTCACATGGGCAAATGGATATGCTTTAACCAATATATTTTGTTCTTTCCCAACAAGATTACGCTTTAATGGAGAGTGTAAAGTATATTATAATTCTTCCGTTTATTTTTATGAGCATAACTATCAATGTAGAGATATATTAAACACATTAGGACGTTTAATATTAAAAAGAAAAGAGGGATAACTATGTTAAAAGAGAAATTATCTATTGAGCGGAAAAAGGCTGTAATGATTACAGCCGATTTTACAGCACCTACAACAGAAAGCTATGCAATGGCATGGCTAAAACTGTGTAACAACGCAAGAGAGTACAAAGACGTTATCTGGAGAATAGAGAATGATTCAGGAAATAGGGTATATGTCTGGTGCAATCCAAAGTATAAAGAAACAGTAATAGAATTCCTCACAGGAATAGTTTACTACTATCAGGAAGATAAAGGGCCTACATCAGTAGGAAAAGTTATTGAGGCAGAAGATATTACAGTTGGTTTCCCGGTGTATGAGTATGAGAGTACATGTTCTTCACATGAGGAACAATGGGGTATTGATATTGATAATTCAATTATGTTTTGGGGAGCAGTAAAATAAATTTTTTATTGAGGTGATTTTTATGAAAAATAAGGAAAATTTTGCAAAAGAAATTTTAGATATTGCTTGCAAAGGGTATCCATTTTCAGTTACAAAGTCAGGTGAAATTACTTTTTGTGATTGTTTTAAATGTGATATGTGCAAATTTTATGTTCCTGCTGATTATAAAAGTTGCAGAATTAGGCGATATGAATGGTCAGAATTAGAATATGTAGAGAAACATACAATTACATCAAAAGAAAAGAAATTTCTTGACCTACTTTTGCCTAATTATAAATATATTGCAAGAGAGAAAAATGGTTTCTTATTAGTCTATACAGAAAAGCCAATTAAAATATTAGAAACTTGGGGATTAGCAAACTGTGCATTAATGAATATGTTTGATATTAAATTTGATTTTATCAAATGGGAAGATGAAGACCCCTGGAGTATTGAAGATTTAAAGAAATTAGAGGTGAAAAAAGATGATTAATTTAAAAAACACATGTATTTTAGTTAGAACAAAAGAAGAAAATGAAATGCTTCTTAAAGAGGCTGAGAAGCAGGGATTCCATTGGTTTGGACGTAGTGATTGTCAGCCGTTGAAAATACAACACTTCCCAGATATTTTAAAATTTTCTAATAGCAAAGATGTGGTGTACAACGCACGTATCGGAGCAGAGGATAGTACTTTTTACGAAGCCTCAGAACTCCTCGGGGGAAAAGAAATGACAGCAAGAGAGTTTATTAAGTGGTATGTCAATGTGGATTTTTCGTGCGGTAGACGTAACTGTGATGAATGTATACTTGGCAGAAAGAACACTAAGTGCAACAATCAGTTGTGTACTACATGCAACTGGAAAAACAACATTGATGAACTTCTTGAAATTGCGAAATCAGGTAGAATTACAGTTCCTACACCCGAAGAGAAAGCAATTAGCGCGCTTGAAAATTTTATCGAGAATCCAGACCGCACAGCGTTAAATGATGAATTTGTTGAATCTTTGAAGTTGGCGGTGGAGAAATTGAAAGAGGTAAAAATAGATGGAGAGATTAACACTTGAAGAAGCTATTGTCCATGCAAAAGAAGTAGCGGAAAAGAATTATAGAGGTGCAGATTTTGAGTCAATTGATTATATAGATGATGATATAAAGACTAATTGTATAAAATGTGCGGAAGAACATATGCAGCTTGCGGAGTGGCTTGAAGAATTAAAATCTTACAAAGAAGCAGAAGAACAGGGCTTGCTTGTGAGGCTGCCTTGTCCTGTTGGTACAACTGTATGGGACATATGCGGCATGGATATTCGGGAAAACGTGGTATGTGGAATTGAATGCGGCAAAAATGGTAAACAGTTTTTGTGGGCAAATCATGATGAGTGGCTCGGGGAATTAAATGATTTGGTATTCCTCACCCGTGAAGCAGCAGAAAAGAAGCTGGAAGAATTTTAAATTGGATGCTAATACAAGAAAATTTATATCAATGGGGGAAAATCAATATGGATAAATTAATAGCAAAAGAAGTAGAATTTAACGGAGATATTCTTAAAGCAGCACAGGATCCTGATGGAAATATTTGGGTTGGTGCTCGCTGGGTATGTGAAGCTATCGGTTTAGATGATAACCGGATTAAATATGAAAGAAGAAAAATGCAGACGGATTCAGTAATTTCAAAGGGGGTACAAAATTTTACCCTCCTTACCAATGGCGGGAATCAGAATGTTATGTGCTTACAGTTAGACTATCTGCCATTATGGTTGGCTAAAATCTCAATTACTCCAACTATGAGAAAGGAAATGCCGGGAATAGCAGAAAAACTTGTAGCATATCAACTCAAGGCAAAAGATGTATTGGCAGCAGCTTTCCTTGAGAAAAAAGTTAATAATCCAAATGTTATTCAGTTACAGCTTCCGGATTTTAATGACAAAATTGAAGTACTAGAAAGAAAAGTAGATAAAATCTTTGAAGATATGGGGCGTTTAGCTTCTATGATGGTTCAGGAGAAAATTGTTACGACACCTATCCCAGTGAAGAAAGTAGAGAATCCTGGTAAAAAATGGAAAAATGATATGTACCAGATGATTGATGCTCTTACCACTTGTGACAAGTTCTCTGATCGTGGCTCTGTAATGAAAACTGTATATAAGTATATGAATAAAAACTATGGTATCTGTTGGGATCAGGAAGTGAAAGACTACAAAGAAAAATGTAATCCAGTAAGTAAATTTAGTACTTATGATGTTGTCTATGCCAATGATACTTTGAGATCTATTTTCAGTGCTGCGTTAGGAGATCTCTATGAAAAATATAAATCAATCTGTAATCAGGATGCAACAGATTCTATTATTGCTCCTCTCGTAGAAAAATATGGAGATAAGAGCAACGGAGGAATGGTTACATATAGAAAAGTATACAAAAAGATGGGAGAAATGAGTCCGATCAATTGGCATAATTTAGAAGTTCGTTATATTAACAAACATGGCAAAGTAGGAGCAAGAAGAAAGAAAATCATTTCTTCTAATCCGGAAATGTTGAGAAAATTTAAGAATGCAGTTGATGTCATGATGGTTGGGTAAAGACTATGTTAAAAATAGGGAAAACATATTATTTAAAAACTTGGGAAGAACTTAAAAAGGCTTCTAATGGTGGTTTTCGTGGAGCCTTAGATTTTGGAGACATACTATTTTTATCTAGGATGAAGGTTTTATGTGGAGACAAGATACGTATAATTGGAAAAGATCCTCTTTATGAAGGAGTATACCAAGGAAAAAGTATAAACACTTCAGAGCAATTTTTGTTTACTGAGAATATGTTGGCCGTACCTGGCTTGAAAAGAATGATTGAGGTGAGAAATGAAAGTAGGACAAAAGTATAAAGTTCGTTCTTGGGATGATATGAAAAGAGAATTTGGAATTGCTGAAGGGATAGCCGAAACATATATACCATGTGAGGGCGACTTTATGTTAAGTATGAAAAAATATTGCGGCACTATTGTTACAGTTGCTAGTATAGGCTGGTTCGATCTCTTTCGTGTTCAAGAAGATAAAGGAAAGTTTATATGGAGTACAGACATGGTTAAGCCAACAGGAGATTTATATGAAGCGATACAAAGTAGGAGACATAGTTCAGATTCGTCAATGGGATGATATGGTTAAAGAATTTGGTGTTAATTATTATGGTGCTATTCGATGTAACAATTGCGGTTTTGTAAGAGAAATGAAAAAATATTGTGGCCAAAAGTTGCGGATACGTGCTATACAGAAATTTGATGATATCTATTATTATTTGAATACTGCAGATACATGGACTTTTACAAGTGAGATGTTTGAAAAAGGAGACTTATCAATGTTAATCACAAGGAGACAGGAATGTATAAAGTAGGACAGAAAGTAAGAGTTAAATCTTGGGAACAAATGGAAAAAGAATATGGACTTAATTCTTGCGGTAGCATAAAGACACCATCATCATTTACTAGAGAAATGAATTGGTTTTGTGGGATGATTTTTACAATTAAGAATGTAAGATCTGGTATTTTTCGTGTTACTTACGATTTAGAAACTAATAATAAGGAATTAAATGATGAAATAAAACATTATTACTGGGATGAAGAAATGCTTACATCTGCCGGTTTATTGGCACAAATAATTCAAAGGAGAAAAACTCATGTATAAATATTACGACAAGAAAAACAACTTTGTAGAAACATTTAATCCGGAGACAGGATTCTATATCCGGTCCGATGATCTTACAACAGGAAAGGAACCATTCATGAGAGATTTTCCTGCTTTGTTAGATATTGGTGTTATGGGACATTGCGTTCATGGGGCATCTGGTTTGTGTATTCAGTCAGGGGTTCAGTGTTATCAGAATGGATTACACACACAGGAGCCTAATATGTCCCTTGAAAATTTCAAGAGAATAGTAGATGAATGTAAAGGGAAAACATTTCAGTTTGCTCTTGGCGGCAGAGGAGATGTAGACCAGCATGAAGATTTTGAAGAAATCCTTAAGTATTGTTGTTCACAAGGGATTGTGCCAAACTTTACAAGTTCCGGTTTAGGATTCAATGAAAAAATTGTTTCCTTATGTAAAGAATATTGCGGAGCCGTAGCTATATCTTGGTACAGAAGTGAATACACAGGGAAAGCGATTGATATGCTAGTGTCTGCAGGAGTTACTACCAATATTCATTATGTCCTTGGACGGAATTCTATTGATGAAGCTATTGAACATTTGCAGCAGGAAGATTTTCCTGATGGTATCAATGCAGTAATTTTCTTGTTGCATAAGCCAGTAGGCTTAGGAACTCAGGCAAATGTATTATCTCCTGATGATGAAAGAGTCAAAGAATTTTTCTCTTTGATTGATAAACATGATTATAAATTTCAGATTGGATTTGATTCATGTTCTGTGCCTGGACTGTTGAATTTTACAGAAGAGATTTTAAACTCTACTCTGGAACCATGTGAAGGAGCAAGATTTTCTGGTTACATTACGTCAGATATGAAAATGCTGCCATGTAGCTTTGACAATCAGGAACTTAAGTGGGCAGTTGATCTTAGTGAACATACTATTCAGGAAGCATGGGATTCAGATGTGTTCGATGATTTCAGAAGCCATTTCAGGAATTCTTGTAGAGGTTGTAGCCGTCAGTGTGATTGTTTAGGTGGATGCCCGATCAGAAGAGAAATTGTCTTGTGCACAAAAGAGGAGAAAGATTTATGCTAACAATTGGGCTAAGTGCTGTATTAATAGTGACATTGATAATTTTATTCGCTTGCATAAGCGAAAATATAAATTTGAAAATGGAAGTAGAGGAACTAAAAAGACAGAATGAGATTCAACGTTTTAAGTACTCTAGCATATACCGGGAGTATGTAAGATTATTAATGGAGCCTGGCACTTTAAAGTCTACTACACCAGACATAAAAGAAGCTGTTCATTACGCAATGGTTAAAGCTCATCCTGACAATGGAGGTAAACAAGAAGATTTTGTAAAGTTTAGAAAGCTATATGAGAGGATGAATAATGAATACAGATAAACTTAAATTTCTTAAACTTGGCGGGCAATATAAAGTAAAATCATTTGCTCGTTTAATGGAAGAATATGGTTCTGATAGCTCTAGTGGAATGCCGAATGTCATCTGCGGTTTTAATAAGCAAATGAAAAAATTGTGTGATCAAAAAATTACGATACAAGATACATTCTATAAGAATGAAGATAAGTTTTATCAAATAAAAGAAGCAAGATATTGTTGGAATAGTCAGATGTTAGAACTTCCTTTAAGTACATTGGTCTATAGGAGAAAACATGGATAAAGAAGAGATATATTCTAAATTAAGGCAACTATGTAATTTATCCCGTTGTGGGACATGCCGGATTGCTTCTATAAATTCTAAGCATAGTTGTGGACATGGCTATGTATATCATCATTTACATCCAGTTCCATTATCAGAAGCTTTGAAGTATTACTCTATTATATATGGAGAACACAATTTGAGGAATACTATAGAGAAAAGAAAGGAGAATTATAGACATGAAAGAAGGGTATAAATTAGAGGATACTATTATTCTCAATGGAAAAGTAGGGTGGGTAAACACAGGAGATGATGCTGATAGCATTATTGGGATACAAAATATTCAGAAAGTAAAAAGATTTTCTGGTGAAGAAATTGTTGTATCTAATGATGGATTTGCTTTTTCAAAAGAAATGGAAAGTCGATGCGGGTGGCTTGACAGATATGCAAGTATTCAAATGCTTACAGGAGATACACCTATTGATATGGATCACATTGATGAGACAAAGATTGTATCAATAGAAGGAATCACTGAGTCTGAATATTATCATAGGTATAGTGATTATACTGGATATCTTTGGACTGAAGAAGAATTCAAATGTGGTGGTCATGATCTGTTAAAAATCTTAGAAGGAAACATGGGTAAGTATATTCATATAGAAATTGAACTATATTCGAGGTGTTGATATGACATTTGAAGAAGCTAAACAGCGTTCGGATTACTGTTTTAGACTCAACGGAATCCAACTTCTAATAAGGAATATAAGAGAAGAGCATTTAGAAATTGATCTCGATAATGGTCCTCTTATAGGTAAAGCTGTATTGGAAATAGGTTATGTTGATATTGAAGTAAATATTTCTGTTCTCGGAATGTTTAACGAAATACCAACATATAAACCGACTATTGAATATTTTACTTGTTTAAAAACGGAGAATGATTGGGAGCCTATTGAATATATTGGGACTGGAGCAGATGTGGATTGGTGGAGTAACAGATGGAAAGAAGAGTTGGAAGAAGATATGTTTTTAGCATTAAATGAATATGTGGAAAGTGCAGGACTCAGCTATGATGAACCAAATTGAAGGAGGAAAGAAGAATGGATAAAGCTTGGTTAGAACAGAAAATAAAAGAATGTGAAAGTGCCCGGCCTGAGATTGAAAAAATACTTAGGAACAAGCTGCATTTGGATGATAAGGAATTTGAGAAAATCATGGATTGTCTCGAATCTCCTTGTTATACTACTGCAATACAAGAATTAAACATGGTACTTATTATGAAATATGTGGATGATTCTACAAAAACTTATGAAGAATATAAAGAATTATCAGAACTTACAGGAATTGAAGAGCTGTTTTATAAATACACCAAGAAAAATTGGATTGATGCATATTTAGATGGAGAGCCAATGGAATTTGATGGAGATATTATTATCACAGATCCTTGTTATATCATGAAAGAAGATGATGATTGGGCAACATGTGCCTACGGAGAGAATATGGAAGCACTTGGAATAACTCACTATATGACAAGAGATACTCTCTATGGAGATTGGAGTTGTACTACTTTTGACAGTGATACAAAAGAAGCTATTGGTGAGTTTTGCGCAGATGCTGGTTTAGTATCAGTGTTTTTATTAGATGAAGTTTTGAAATATAATCCAGAATTTGACTATCATTTAAAAAATAAATGGATGGTTACCTGGATCAAAGACTTCAAGGGGACTGTAAAATTTGTCGTTAAGCATATTGAGGGCTATTATGAAGAAGATACCGACTACTGGAAGAAAGGTGACTACTGGGAAGATTACGTTTTAGAAGTAGTAGGACATGGCATTAACAAGGTTACTGGTAAACCAATTAACTTTGTTGGAAAGCAAACGGGTTTATAATATGATTCCGAATAAAAAAGGTTTGCAAGTTATTATGAAAAACACTTTTACTCCAGGATGGGAAAATAGAATTTTTACATTAACTGGAGAAAAACAAATAAATGATTGGGTGCATGTCTACTATCCAGTAATGGAGAATGTTAATCCTGTCAATAGATGTTTTATGGTGCCGCTAAATTCGTTAAAATTATTAATTTTAAATAAACAAGAAAAGGAGAACTAAAATTATGAAAATGAGCTATGATGTACAGGTTGAGGAGTTAGGAGCAAACAGAAGAGGTCTTGTTACTTCAGAAGAGGGAAGAGCTATTGTTGAGTTTATGAAAACAAGTAGAGTCAACATGTGCTTTGAGTACGATGATGAGGCTGAAGCTAAAAGAAGAGCTTCTGCAGTAATGAATTGCTGTAAGAGACTCAATGAAGAAGGTGAAAAAGAAGTTATTAAATACGCTAAACGTGGAAATAAAATCTACGTCATTAAAGTGACAGAGTAAGGAGGAGTCTTATGTTAGACATTAACAAGAGAGTGAGGTGTGAAGGAACAACTGTTGCAGAGATGATTGAAGCTCTGCAGCGGTTGCCTCAGGATGGTATTGTTCACTTTGAAGGGAAAAAGAATGGTTACATCCATTGTGATCCGGAGAATGGAACAATAGATTTTGATACAGATGATCTTAGTACTAAGTACGAAGAAGTTTCAGAAGAGCCTAAAGAATACTACTTAGTATGTATAGATACTTTTTTTAAAGAGCTTATAGCTGTAAAAGCACAAAATCAATCTGAAGCAGAAGTAAAGGCAGGGGAAATGAGCCAAATAAACTTTAATGGAATGGATAAAGAGGTTTATACTTGTGCTACATGCGACACCCATACAAAAACTTACGCTCAAAGACACAACTACAGAATTATAGAGGAGGACGTATGAAATTAAGAATAGGCTTTATAACCAATAGTTCTTCATCCAGTTTTACTATTGCTAGAAGTGATTTAACAGATGAGCAGATTGAGAAGATTAAAAATTATTTTGAGGCTGCAAAAGAAGTTGGAATGAATGATTTCGACGATTTGTGGGATATTGATGAAACAAATTTTGGAATTAGAGGCTTCACATGTATGGACAATGGAGATATGAACAAGTTTCTAAGGCTAATTGGTATTAACAGAGATATTGTTGAATGGGAGGATTGGTCATGAAAATTAGAAAAGGATTCGTAACTAATAGCAGCAGCAGTAGTTTCATTCTTGGTTTTACAAGTGAAGAAAATATCAAAAAAGAATTGGAAGCAGAGGATCTCAAAGAATATTTTGATGAGGTCCTGGAAGATGTAATGAGAGCTACAAAATTGACTAAAGATGAAGCTTTGGAAGGGTATTCAAAAGAAATTTATTATGATACTCTCTGGGATTTAGAGTATAGACTTGATGTACCTTATGATAAGAAGTTCGAAATACGAGAAACGAAAGAGTTTCAGAATAAGCTCAATAAAGCAATAACAGATAGGGTGTCTGAGTTAGAGGAAGATATGCAAGGGTACTCTGTATTTGTAGAGATTAATTATTCAGACGAGGATGGTCTTAGGTATTCAACCCTTGAACATCATGTTGCACCGAATATGAATTGTTGTCTTGCTGCTATTAGTCATCATTAAGGAGACTATATGAAAACACTACGCAAAAAGGACACACAATATAAAATAAAAGAAATACTACATTCTGGTAGTTGCGGCGTAAGAGGAACCAAAAGAACTGATGGGAGGTATCCTTTGAGAATTGGACGAATTGTAGATCTTGATGTAACTAAAATTATTGGAGATGCTCCTATGATTATTAACTACGTATGCGACACTGACGGAACCTCTCTTAAAGGAATGGTGTTATATACAAGCCATGTGATACATATTACAGTAAAAGTAACTGAGGTAACAGTAGAAACAGAGAATTCTATTTATGTGTTCGAAAGGATGTGGAAAAATGGGGAATTATTATGAGGGAAGGCTGATTTTTGCATTAAAGAGGAATCTTCCAGATGAACTGTTACATGATTTATCTGTACTTGCAAGCGAGCGGAGCTGTGATAGAGATATAAAACCACTGTTACAGCATAGAGAATTAAAAGAGTCTAAATGGATGAATCATTATAGAGCTTTATATCCGACTTACACATTAGAATTTTCAGAGGGAGTGTGGTTCTTGACTGCCAGCTTCTGTATGAAAGGATACATGTGCCTAGGTGATGACTTAGGGCAAGATATTTATGACTTTCTGTATCCATATTTTAATTCAGACATTCTTGATGAAGCAGATGGTGGCTATATAGGCACTATTGAAGATGAAGATGGAACCTACCGGAAAGAATTCTATGCAAACTATGAGCGATTCAATAAAATCATAGAAAATAGAGAATACCTGTGTAAAGGTTGCTATAAGAAAATGGATGGATCATTATGTAATGATTGGAAGTACTGTAAAAGAGCATATGATATAGGAAGAGGTGATACCATTGAAGATTCGTAACGGGTTTGTAACCAATAGTAGTTCTTCAAGTTTTATTATTGGTAAAGCAAACGACAACACAGTAACTATTGATTCGGTATATCAAGAAATAAAAGAATTTTATAAACAATATTATAAATCTTGCTCTGAAATGTATAGCTATGTAGAAGAATATTATCCTGATGTGTTTGAAGTTATTACTGAAAAAAGAGGTAAATATTTACACTCAAAGAAATCGTGGGACTGTACAAAAATTGCTGACACTCAGTTGAGATTGATGTTTGGCCTTGACCATTATGAAGAATTATCGGGAGTAATTGATTGGATCAACTGTGAAACATACAAAGACTATGTCAATTTTTGGATTCCTAGAATGGAAATTGGAGTTCATGCACCTTTTTATATAAGAGACTTTTCCTGCAATGATCCGTATGTTCCTCTTGATTTCAGCACACAAATGATAGAATGCTCAGGAGACAATGGCAACGGAATTGAGTCAGATATATTAGATTGGTATTTCCCCAATTTTGAAGGTGTTGTTTATGGATGTAACAGATGTCCTGCACAATATTATTGTGAGAAAGATAGAAGCGAAGAATGTGATTCTATGGCTGAATTGTTCAAAGGGAAAGACATCCCAGAAGATAAGGTATGCCTATATGTTCTTGGTAAAATTTGTGTATGTTCAGAATGTGGATATTTGCCTGACTATGTAGTTGAAAGATTAGAAGAAATATCAGAGTATTCATGTAATCATATGGGTTAAGAAAGAGAGGGATTAGTTATGATGAACTATGAAATGTTTGTGGAAGAACTTAAAAATAAAATAAGTGCAGCTATCAACATTCCTATTGAGAATATAGAATTTTCAAAAGATGGAGATAGATTTTCTCCGACAGGAGACAGACTACTGGTGAAGTTTGCAGAGTATGATGATGCCTATGAGATCTGTGGAATACATACAAAAGAGCTTTTTAGAGAATTCTTAAATGGAACATCATTTGACACTATTCTTGATAGTACTGTAAGAGACATTAGACAGTTACAAGGACAAAATTCTTATGAAAAAACAAAGAAAATTTGGAACTATGAAACTGTTAAAGATTCTCTTTTTATAAGGCTGCTTAATTATGATGATAATTCTAAAGAATTGAGTAATGCTGTTTATAAAAGAATAGGTGATATTGCTCAGGTATTATATATGAAGGTGTCTGAATGTGATGGAAACATTATGAGCACTAAGATTTTTAAATCTGTAGTAGAGAAATGGAAGGAAGATGGTTTGACCTTAAGTGAAGACAATATTCTGGAAGAAGCATTAAGAAACACAGAACGTATGTATCCACCGAGAATTTACAGATGGGATCAGATGCTCTTTAATCCGGAATATGAAGGAGAAGAGTTTATGAGTCCTGGTACAGAAGAAGCAATTAGCCAAGATCTTATTGGAAATTGTCTAACTACAGCAAAGAAAACAAACGGTGCGGTAGCTATATTTTATCCCGGTGTGGCTGAACGCTTTGCTGATGTACTGGATTCAGATTTGTATTTAGTGTTTACCAGTGTACATGAGGTAATGGTACATAAAGCAGATGCTGTTGATGCGGTAGACTTATCAATAATCTTACAGGATACGTTGGAAGAAGCGACACCTAAAGAAGATTTCCTCACAAGGAAAATATATAAGTATGAAAAAGATACTCATAGATTTCTTTGCGCTATATAAAAGGAAACCTCTCTCTTCTTGAGAGAGGTTAATAGGAGAGTAGATATGAGAGAATACCGTATTTATATGCAGCGTACAAAATGCGCAGAAGGTCATTTTAAATGGATCGTATACAAATGGCTCCCATGGGAATATGTAGGATGTGTAGAAGGGACTAAAGAACTGTATACATACTTTAAGCTAAAGTTCCCATACAGTATGAGAAGTATTAATTTTTACCATTCATTTAACTATTTTGATGATGAATATTTAAAAATAGATAATAATTGGGATTTTATGATTTGCACTCACGAATATCACAGATATTTGATTATAGACGATCATGGTAATGTACGGGATTTTCATCAGCTTACTAAGAAATATAAGAAGAAATATTATCGTACATATCATAAACATCATGGATGGAATATTCATCGGGCTTCAACAGAGCCGGATCAGCGTAAAAGTATTACACCAGAAGAAATAAAAGAGATTAAATATGAATATGGTATTACTCTCAAACCTATAAAGCCAAAAAGAAAAACAGATTCATGGGATCATGTAAGAGGATCAAAAGTGTCAGGTTGGAAGATGCAGAGTAAAAGAAAGAAACAGTGGAGGTGAAAAATGAAGATATATTTACTATGTACATTGGATAGTGAACATTATAGAGAACCATATTTTTACTTTTTCAAAACTGCTTTTGCGGCTCATAAATGGGTTATAGACAACTTAGTCAGTATTACAGAGGAAAGCCGAGAAGAAGTAATAAGTGAGCTTGAATATAAAAATGTAGACGGATCCGACGACCAGATCATGCGAATTGATTATTCATACGGAGATGGAGAATTCTATGTTAACACTATTCATGAAATTGAAATAAAAGATGGAGATTATCTTTGTATTTATCATCATGCTTACGAAGGTGTTGGATTCTATGTAGAAAAAATTGGCACTTTGGAAGAATGTAGAAATCATATGTTAGATTCTACAGCTAAAATGGCTAATGATTTTAATATTGACATAACTGACGATGATATATTCGAAGTTAATTCATTTGATTCGTGTATTGATGATGACTATCAGTGGCATATGAACAATATTATTCTGTTCAAGGCAGATGAAATTATTCAAGACGAAAAAAAAGAGTCTAAAGAAACTGAACCAGAAGAAACTGGAGCAACAATATTAACATCAGAGGAATCAAATAATAACGGTCATAAATACAGTGATGAAATTTATGAAGAGCTAAAAGATTATATGTATGGACCTATTCCTGGATATGGTGTTACTTCTGATTATGTTGAAACTTCGTTAGAAGAAATAATTGAAGATATTGATGCCAGACCAAAATATGAAGTATTTAAAGAATTGTGTAACTATCATGGAATTGCACCTAGTACGGTAGAGTATCTATACGAATCTATTTGGGGAAAGCCAAAGGATAAAACAGTTGGATATTTCTTATAATACAAATAAAAATAAGGGGATAAAATTGCAGTATTTTTTAATAGGAGTTATAGCAAGAGTTATTATTGAATGGATATTTAAATGAAAGAAGGTGAAATATGAAAACTTATAACAGAAGAGAAGTTGAGAGAATCATTCTAAAGAATGGCTGGGAACTAGACCATTGTACTGGAGGACATTCGATTTATAAGAAAGAAGATGTAAAGAAAACATTGTCTATTGCTTATAAGAAATGTAACCGGATGGTTGTGCAGAGACTTATTAAAGAATTTGGGTTAGTTACATAGGAGAATAATATGAAAAATAATAGTTGGACTCCCATTAGTACTGGTTTATTACCAGATGATATGGAAGATGTACAAGTAACATATATTGGATACAACGATCATGAGCCTTATTGTGATGCATTTGCGTATAGAAATGATGGAGATTGGTATTGGTCGTTAACCGACGATGAAGTTAGAGTAGAAATAACAGCATGGAAATATAACAGTGAGCCCTATAAGAAATAAATGCTAAATAGAATTGAAAGGTAGAGAAGGTGAAAATATGAGTTGGCACACAGAATGGGGAGACTTTCCTGAACTGTATAAGGAAGTAGAAATTCTTATGACTGATGGCAGCATCAAAAGAGATATGATGGTTAAAGGAAAATATGGAAATTATGAATGGAGGAATTGGACAGATAAGTGTGTTGTAGGATGGAGACCTATTGAAAAAACTACATAAATACTATAAACTGTAAATAGCCATCTTTTTGTATCAAGGAAAGGTAAGGTGAATTTGGGAAAGAAAGTTAAAGTAAGAGATATGAAGCCAGGTTGGACATATAGAGTACCTGGCAAAACATTGGAAGAAATTTATGAAAGTGCGCATGAATATGCTAAATGGCCTCCGGTACAAATGACAGACGCAAAGCAAAATACAGGTTTATTATTGCTCAAAGTTACTGAAGACAATAAAAACAATTGGGATGAAAAATACGGGTTCAATCTATATCCTATACATGAAGAAGTTGAGCTGACAGAAAAAGCACTGAGGCCCGGTCAGCAAGGAACTTTTCAAGTAGTAAGAACCGGGAATAAGGTTTGGAACTATCATCCCAATTGTACTGTCCGAGTAGAAGTAGACTCATTAGATTTTGAAATGGAAGAAGCTTATCCATTCCCTATTGCTGTAGTGAGAGATGACTATGAGCCAATACCTTTGCCGAATCCATGGACATGGGGGGAAACAAGCGATCCTGATTCTAAGGCAGCAAAGCATGTAGATGTTTGGGACGAGTCTGATGCAAAGACTATAGTTATATTAGGAATAATATCATTTGTACTGTTAATGGCTGGACTTTCTGGTTTGAGTCTACTGATAACAATGTGGGCGGTAGCAGCAGCTTATTTTCATTCAAAGCATGAAAAAGTAAGAAAAGAAATCCTTGAACAAAGAAATAAACATGGAATTAGTGGAAGTGGATTAGACCACAAATTTAGATGGTGAGGTGAATTGCATGAAAGGAAGAGAAGAACATAAATATAAATCAGAAAGCAAGATGAGAGCATTGCTTAGGGATAAGCCACAATATTTCACTGGTTATTATAATGGTCTATTCAATTCATGCGAATATCTTACTGCGCAAAATTATACTATGACGGCTGTTAGGTTTATGAACTATTTGAAAGAAAACGGGTTTATAGAGTCAATAGAAGATTGTAATGGAGCAATGACTATTGACAATGTAAACTCTTATCTCTCTTGCTTAAGAGGAAGAGATGGAGGATATAGTTCAGATAGTGCTAAAGCAACTACTTATACGGCATTAAAATCATTTGCTGATTATTTGTTAAGCAGAAAAATGATTTCAGAGAACCCTTTTGATTGTGGCATAAAAAGAGTTTCTGTAAAAGATCCGCTTAAACAGGTTGCAATGACAGCCGCAGAGTTGAAAAAAGTTGTTGAAAGAATAAATGATAATTCTATTGGTACAAAAAGGGCCAACGCAAGAAGAGAAGCATGGAAGGAAAGAAACCTTGCTATATTTACTCTTCTTATGGTAACTGGTATTCGTGTTACTGCGCTTACAGAACTTAATATGGAAGATATATTCTGGGATCAGAAGATTATTAGGGTTACTGATAAGCGCAGAAACACTTATGAATGTGAACTTGATGATGATAGTATGGATATTTTAAGAAATTGGGTAATAAAACGTGCAGAACTTTTGAATAAAAGAGATTGTAATGCTCTTTTTATTTCTAACAGACGAACAAGAATCACTGACAAATCAGTAAGAGATTTAGTTAAGGCATATACCGCAGATTTTGAAAAACATATTACTCCTCATAAATTTAGAAGTACTTTTGCTACATTATTATATGATCAGACAGGAGACATTGCATATGTACAGCAATTAATGAATCATTCTCGACCTGACACGACACAAAGATACATCGTTCGAAAGCCCATTAATGCTGAAGCTGCTAAATATGTAAATAGTTTATTGAAATAAGTTCTAAACAATGATATAATACAAGAAAGGAGGTTGCAAAATGTTAAGAAGTGAAAACCTGTATGAGATACTGGATAAGTATTTTTCTCAAATCCAGAAAAATTCATATTACAAGAGAGAAGTACAAAAATTTCTTATGAAAAAATATGAATACTCAGATATTGAATATATGCAGTATATCATTGGAGCAAAAAGCAAAGATGAAATTCCAGACAATGAAATGTATTGGCTTATTGATGCGTTTAATAATGTTTTTAGGACAAATATGGAAATGAAAACATATTTTTCTGATAAGGAAATAGTAAGATTTTCGAGCCTAAAGGCAGATTATTTAAAAACAGATATTTATCCAATAAGAATAAGTCCAGTGATAGAGATAGCTGAAGATCAATGGGTGACAAAAATAAGTATTGATTTACTAAAAGAGTTTTATGATAACCAGCTTATAATATACAATCCAAGGACTCAGCGTCAACTTAAACAGAGACGTAGAGGACAAGATGTATCATATACAATTGATATAGTTTCTTCATCAGTAAAAGCTATTGAAGGTTTAATGAGCAAGGGAGAATTTGTACCTAATGCTTTAACTCTTAATCTCAATGTTGATGATCCAGAGGTAGATTTTGATATTGTTGGATCAGAATTGATACTTAATTCTGGTAAATTTGATATCATTGATGGTTTTCACCGGTTTAGAGCTGCAATAAACACGAAAATTAAGAATCCTGATTTTCAGTTTAATTTTATTCTGAATATCATGAATTTTACAGAAGACAAAGCATGTCAGTATATTGAGCAGGAAGATAAGAGAAATAAGATTTCTAAAAGTTACTTAGCTTCTATGGATAAGTCGTCTCCTACTAATATAATTATTGACAAACTAAACAACACATTGGATAGTCCAGTAAGAGGTAAAATTGAAAGAGCACATAGAGGAGAAATAGACAGAGCTACTTTGTTTTCATTATTGGAGTTTATTCTTAAAACTAAAAATATGAACCGGAGTCAGTGTATCAAAACTGCGGTATTTATCATAAATATTTTGAAGATAGTTCAAGAGAATAATCCAGATGTTGTATTTGATGACACCACTATGCCAGTAGTGTTATATGGTTCATCTATCTCAAAGGATGCATATGAATGTGCAGAAAAAATAGAAAGTGCATTAGGAAAAGATGTGCCGATTATTAATAGTGTTACAAACATGAAAGTAAATAAAATAAAAGCTTTATTTGAGGAGGTGTGATTATGTATAATGAAGAACGGAAGAAAGAATATCTGCGACATGTAGTAGAAGATCTCGGACAAACTCCACAAAGTGCGAAAGCTCTTTTTAACAAAACGGAAGACTATGAGGACTTACTTAACAAGGACTTATGTGATTTTACTTTTTCTGAAATAGATAAATTGTTGTCTACATTTGCAGCCTCATCAATAAATGCCTTAAGGAAAAATATAAGTGTTTTACGGAAATATGCTGACTGGTGTTGTTCCTGCAACATATCTATAGACAACATAAATCACTATGATGAAATAAATATGGAAATTGAAAGTCTACAGAAATATCTTAATAAGGAGAGAGCGGTGTGTCCCAGCAGAGAACAGGTTTTAAAGGATATTTCTAAAATTAGAAACTATTCTGATAAATTTTTAATTCTGGCTTTGTTTGAAGGAGTAAGAACAGAAGCCCCCGGTGAGCTTTTAAGAGCTAAAATAAGTAAGTTGAATGGTAATATCCTTACTTTCGAAAACGGAGAGGAAAAAACTTTGTCAGAGACGCTGGTAGACTTGGCTAAAGTTAGTTCACAAGAGGAGGAGTATATATCTTTTACTGGAACTGCTTCTTTATTAAGTATGAAGGGGAATATTGTTAACTCCAGGAATAATACACGTAGTGATTCATTAGAAGCTTTAAATCTAAGACTGACAAATAGGTTAATTGCGCTTAGAAAAGAGCTTAATATTCCGTATCTGACTATTCCTCGACTCTATACAGCCGGAATTGTAGAGCAGTTTAGAGAAATAATGAAGAAATATAATGTTTCTAAGGAAGATATCTTTGAAAGCCAGTATGTTGAAATGGTTAGTTCAAATTATAATATAAGTTCTTATGGCAAAGGAACTCTTAAAAATAAATTTTATAGTTATTTATAATAGATAATACCACACATAGATTGACTTAATTTGCTGTGTGTGGTAATATTTAAACATAACAAGCGAACAAGCGTTCGAACATTGGAGGGATTGCAGTGTTAGAGAGACTTTATGAATGTTTTGGAACTGAGGAGAGAATTGGATTAATTTGTCACATAAATGGCATGGAAATGGGGTGGATGAACTTTGTAATTGAAAATATATATGAAGAGGGAGATGTTGTAAGAGTAGAAACCGGAGATTCCTACATAAGACTGGAGCCGAAGCTTTATGAAGAGGTTCCAGTTGGAGAAGGGGAAAAATTTGTTCATGGTAAAGATTATGTTATATTGTATAAAATGGAGGAAGAAGAGTGCTTTTAAAAGAAATGCGTGAATTAGTGGAAGAATTAAATATATATGCTCATGCGTATTATATGGAAGATACTTCTCTAATTTCTGATTATGAATATGATAAAAAATATGATCGACTTAAAGAACTTGAGAAAGTTACAGGTATTATTTTAGCCAACAGTCCCACTATCAATGTTGGCTCAGAAACAGTTAGTGAGTTAGAAAAAGTCGAACATGATCATCCAATGTTGTCCTTAGACAAAACAAAGGATATAAATGAAGTTGAAAGTTTTATGAATGGTTTGCCAGGATTAGCCATGCTAAAAATGGATGGGCTTACTATTTCAGTAAAATATATAGATGGTAAATTGGTTGCTGCAGAAACTAGAGGGAATGGAATCATCGGAGAGAATGTTTTACATACAGCAAACAGTTTTGTAAATCTTCCAAAGGAAATTCCTTATAAAGATGAAGTAGTAGTTGATGGAGAAGCTGTCATGGAAATCCATCATTATACTTATCTTAAAGAGCTAAAAGATATTGATCTGAAAAAAGATGGAGAAAGAAAGGGACTTTTTGGTGAAGAATTAGAAAAATATATTAAAGATAATGGTATTAAGAATATCAGAAATTTAACTGCTGGCTCTGTTAGACAGCTTGATAACTCCGTTACAAAAGAAAGAAAAATCAAGTTCATTGCTTGGAAGGCCGTTCGTGGAATAGATGGAAATAGTTTCATGAAAAGATTACAGATATTAGATCTGTTAGGATTTGAAGTGGTCCCTTGGGTAAAAGTTGATAATATTGAAGAGAATATTAAAGAACTTAGAAAAACCGCAAGAGAAAAAGATGTTCCTATTGATGGAATCGTATTTTCATATGATGATATTGATTATAGTGAAAGCTTAGGAAACACATCACATCATGTTCGATCACAATTGGCATATAAATTTGCAGATGATAAGTTTGAAACAGTAATTAGAGATGTGGAATGGAGCATGGGAAAGACTGGACAGTTGACACCTGTGGCAGTTTTTGATCCGGTTGAAATAGATGATACTATTGTTGAAAGAGCTAGTTTACATAATGTGAGCATTTTCAAAAGTTATGAACTGTCAGTAGGAGATACGATTACGGTATATAAGGCAAACATGATCATTCCGCAGATCGCAGAGAATTTGACCAGAAACGGTGACAAATTGTTTACTGTGCCTGACAAGTGCCCTATTTGTGGTGGTCATGTAAAAATTACAGGTGAAAATGAGACAGAAGAGCTTCAGTGCATGAACCTTGAATGTAAAGGGAAACTTCTTGGTGAATTATGTACTTTTGTAAGCAAAGAAGCACATGATATTACAGGGCTTTCTAAATCTACTCTGAGTCTATTAATAGAGAAAGAATTTATTAAAGGGCCTTTAGACTTATTTTATCTAAAAGACTGCCGGGGAATGTTAGTGACATTACAAGGGCTAGGAGCAAAAAAGGTTGATAAAATCCTGGAATCAATAGAAAAATGCCGCAAGACAACTCTGCCTAAATTCCTTTATGGGCTGTCCATACCTTTAATCGGTCGAAGTGTTAGTAAGCAGCTAAACATTGTTGAAGAGAAGAGAGCAAGAGAAAAAGGGTTAAAAACAGCTTTTGATAGCTTTATTAAAGATATGGATTCTCAGTATGATTTTACATGTTTGGAAGACTTTGGTTTTGCGAAAGCTTCTTCTTTGAAAAATTATTTTGAAGAAAATCAAAGATACATAACTGAGCTTGCTGCGGAATTCCAGTTTGAAGAAATTTCTCAGGAGACGGTAAAAGATGTTTTGAATGGGGCAATATTCTGTATTACTGGGACACTCACCGAGTTTGCCAATAGAGCAGCTCTAGTAGAGAAAATAGAGTCTCTTGGAGGTAAAGTCACAGGATCAGTAACTAAAAAAACTAACTACCTTATTAATAATGATACATTGTCAAAGAGTAGCAAGAATGTGAAAGCTATGCAGCTTGGTATCCCGATAATTTCAGAAAAAGAATTTTTAAACAAGTTTGTAAAAAAAAGTGTTGACAAGGTAGAATGACTATGGTATACTTAGAGCAAGTTAAGAGAAAGGAGAACAGTTTCAAGCAATAAACAAGTTTGTAAAAAAACTTGTTGACACAGAATACGGAGTATGTTATAATACATATATCACAAAAGGAAGAGGAAAATGAGATATGTTTTAGAAAGTGAAAAATATCCTGGAAATTATTTGGTGTTTAAACATGGAAGTCCTCCTCATGTGGTGGATTTAAAATCTGCTCAGAAGTTTGACAATGTACCGAAAGCTTTAAACAGGATATCAACAATTCCTAAAAATTTAAGCATATACGCCCCTTGGAAAGTAACATCAGTTGATGAGAGAGTTGGTTTTGTACAGCAGAATAAATCTCTTGTAGAGATTGGTGATTATAAAAAGAAAATAGATGACAGCATATTGCCTATTAAAGAAATATTAGGTAATAGAAAACCTTTAGAAAAACAGCTAAAGGAACTGGAGCTTATATCTCAGGATCTTGATCACTATATAGAATTTAATAAACTGAATGTTACTTCTGGATATTGGGCCTATAAAATAAAAAAAGCAATTAGAGAGAAACGAAGAAGTATAAAAGAAGATCTATATTATATAGATTATCTTCAGACAGCTTCATTACCTCAAATTGTAAACGGGGAAGGGAGGCCTAATTTAGATAATCAAAAATATCGAATTAGATCAGATATTGGACAAGAGTTTTTTAATCAGAAGTACATATCTAAAGAAATAGCAGAGAAGATTTGCAAAGAAATAGAGGAGATTACATAATGAATGAATTAATTATGCTGGTAGGTTTACCTGCTTCCGGTAAAAGTACATGGGCTAAAGAGTATTCAGAAACTCATCCTGATTATATAGTGCACTCTTCTGATAAACTCAGAGAAGAAATGTATGGAGATAATTATGATGACGCAGACAACAGTAAAGTATTTGAAGAACTGCATCGTAGAATACTGGAAGATTTGAAAATGCATTCGGTTATTTATGATGCTACTAATTTGGTAAAGAAAAGAAGAGTGCATTTTTTAAAAGGAGTTCCTAAACATGTTTATAAAACATGTATTATGTTTTTGAAAACGTATGAAAAATGTTTAAAGGACAACTCAAAAAGGGAAAATTCAGTTCCAGACGAAGTGATTACAAGAATGAGGAAAGTATTTTCTCCACCAATGTACCATGAAGGGTTCAATGAAATTAGAGTTGTACAAGATGATCATAAAGATATAAAAGAATTAATAGATATGGCTCGTGACTTCGATCAAGAGAATCCACATCATTCTCTTACTCTTTATGAACATTTGAAAAAGGTTTCAGAAGGAGTACCTAGAGAAGAAAAAAATTTATGGGTGGCGGCCTGTCTCCATGATATTGGAAAGCTTTTCACTAAATCAAGAATTAATGGAAAAGGTGAAGAGGATGATTACTGTCACTATTATCAGCATCATTGTGTTGGAGCTTATGAATGTTTAACATGTTTTGATTTTTCCGGTGCACTTACAGGAAAAGATATATATGATGCTTTTTATACAGCAAATTTGATTTATTATCATATGCATCCCTATTTATCATGGTCACAATCAAACAAGGCAAAGAATAAAGATAAGTATTTAATTGGAAAACAGATGTTTTCAGATGTGATGCTATTACATGAAGCAGATGTTAAAGGGCATTGATTTTCGATATAAACAATGATATAAAACAGGAGAATGAAAAATGAGAATTATTAAGGTAGGAAACACATTTAGAACTTACGACGATTCATTAGAAACTTTCGACAAGCTTCCGGCTCAGAACTATGTCGTGAGGTTTCAAAAGAATTCTGGTTTCTTTTTAGAAAAATATGCAGACATAGAAATCAAAGAAAAAACCTACGGAGTACATATGAGTAAGGTTGAAAAAGTTCTTAAGGCTTTTCCAAAAGCAGAAAAGAACCTTGGCGTTATCCTGTCAGGCAATAAAGGAATCGGCAAATCATTGTTTGCAAAGACATTGGCTGTGGAAGCAACAAAAGTTGGTTTACCAGTTATCATTGTAGACACGTATATTCCTGGAATTGCAAGTTTCATAGAAGAAATTGAACAGGAAGTAATGATACTGTTTGATGAATTTGATAAAACATTTGGCAGTATTAAAGCTGCTGATGGCATGGCAGATCCTCAAACAGAAATGCTTACATTGTTTGATGGATTGTCTCAAGGGAAGAAAATGTTTGTGATTACTTGTAATGACCTCAACTCGTTAAATAGTTATTTAGTAAACAGACCTGGAAGATTCCACTACCATTTTAGATTTGAGTATCCGTCAGATGTTGAAATTACAGAATACTTAGAAGACAAATTGGATAAACAGTATTACAGCGAAATTGAAAAAGTAATTTCTTTTGCTCACAAAGTGGATTTAAACTATGACTGCTTAAGAGCAATTGCATTCGAGTTGAATTTTGGGGAGCCTTTTGAGATAGCAATCAAAGATTTGAACATTATTAATCTGAATAGTATTACATATGAAGTCATTTTACATCTTGAAGATGGTTCTGAAGCAACTACAAAATCGGCTATTGATTTCTTTGATAAGAGCGCAACGATTGAACCAGAATTCTGCTTTAAAGGAACCTATGTAGATGCTTCTTGTAAAGTTCTTGATTGTGAGTTTGATCATAAAAAAGGCATTATCTATGTATCTGGAAATGATATTAAATTAGAAAGTGATAATTACTACAATAATGAAGAAGATGAAAAGATTATCAAAGCAATGAAACCAGCATATATGACTTTTGTAAGAGCAAAAAGTAAAGAGCTGCATTATGCAGTGTAAATAATCTATATATAGATACCTTCATAGGTATCTATAGAGGGTAGTGGCCAAACGGTAAGGCACTGGTCTTTGACACCAGGATTGTGGGTTCGAGTCCCATCTACCCCGTAGTTCTAGGTTAGCTCTGAAGGCCAAAGAGGTAACCAATAGAACTAAGGTATACCTACTTATGTTCATGGCGAATATAGATAAAACTTAAGTGAAAATTTGGATGGTTTAATAACTGGAACCTGTTCGAGAAAGGGAACACAGTACATTGGTAGCAATGGTTTGGATGTACGAAACATTTATATAGATGTGCTTTGTGCTAATGAGGTTGTAAGTGGGAAGTTGGAGGATGATCTGGTTAAGCAGATGTGTAAATTAGTTATAAAGCAAAAATAGTAATTGAGTCAGCGAGGTAGAGGAATTGTGAGAGGGCAAGTGAAACAATGACGATTGTTTGTGTAGCTGACATGATTACAAATCAATCATTATAGTTGTTACGTTTTTATATGTGGGTGTTTTCAAAGTTCACCCACTATGGAAACTTAGCTCAGTTGGTTAGAGCAACCGGCTCATAACCGGTCGGTCCTGGGTTCGAGTCCCAGAGTTTCCATTTCTCCTGACGAAGGAGTGACTTTTGAGAGCTCTAATTTTCAATAGTAAAGAGCCGTTGCTGATTTGGTAGTGAGAATCAGATGGCGCTGGAAAGACAGATAGTTTTTGAGATGTTTTGTAATGAGACAAACATTCAGCTTTAGAGAAAATGTAGTGAATTGAGCTGATCAAAGAACACATAATCCTGTTGTGACTGCAGCACGACAGGTCATGCATGAAAATTTAGTATGGTATGTAGCTCAGTTGGTAGAGCAGAGGACTGAAAATCCTCGTGTCGCTGGTTCGAGTCCAACCGTATCATATTTGTGATCCTGAGATGGTAACAAAATTGGTTTAAAATCCAATTGTCCCCAAAATATATAAAAACGTGAATAGTAGTAAAGCGATTGTACTGCGAAAGCAACTGATTCATCAGTTATGAGGGATGATCTTATCAGAAATGAATGATAAGAAGTTCATAAGAGAACTGACAGTAAAGTAGCGTTTACTGTTGAACAAAAGAAAATAGTAACTATTAAAATTTAAAATTCAGGAGGTATTTATTATGACAACAGAAAAAATGAATGTACATAAAGCATTAGCGGAACTGAAGATCTTAGATGATCGCATCGTAAAAGCAATCAACAGTGTAGAAGCTTGTATTTCAAATAAGCATTCTAACACAAAAGTCAAAGGTGTAGATATCAAAGTTTACACAGGGGTTATGAAATCTTCTTATGATAAAGCAACTGATTTAATCAAGAGAAGAGAAGCTATTAAAAGAGCTGTGGTTCTTTCAAATGCAGTAACTAAAGTCACTGTTGCTGATAAAGAGTATACAGTAGCTGAAGCTATTGAAATGAAAAATCATGGAATGGACTTCAAGAAACTTTTAAAACAGAAAATCAAAAAACAGTATGATGCTGCTATGGCTCAGATCATAACTGAGAATGGTAAATTGGAAGATAAAGCTGAAAATTATGTTGTAGGGCTCTATGGCAGTAAAGAAGGTAAAACCTCTACTGAAGAGTTTACAAAAACTAGAGAAGCTTATATAGAAGCTCAAACAATGGAACTTGTTGATCCAATTGGTGTTCTTAAAGAAATGGAGGATTTAGAAACAGAAATTGCAGAGTTCACTGCTGAAGTAGATGCGGCACTTTCAGTAAGTAATTCTCTGACAGAAATCGAAATTACATACTAAAATATATTCACTGCTTATCGAAAACTTTAAACTATAATCTATATGTCTTTTTAGCTGGGTTAGACATATATAAAATAATAAAGAAACCGCAGCATTACTTATACAGTAGATAATAGTATAAAATACAAAATGGATTAGGATTACGTGGTCGTATAGGACCTGTAAGCTTGATATATTATTGGATGAGGCAGATAGCCATAGTACTGTAAAGTTCAAAGATTAAAACTCAAATCTTAAAATTCAAAATTCAAAGTTTATCCCAGTTTAAAGATTAAAGAATAAAGCATAAAGAATAAAGATTTATCAAATCCTTGGTAAAAGTTTATGAGCATGATTATACTTGGCTCTTAGTTTGTACAAGGCTGGTAAGTAGTGAATAAGTAAATATAATAGTCGCTTTCATTATTAACAATTGGCAGTTCAACTGCCAGTTGTGCCCACTCATGGTGGAATTGGCAGACACGTTAGATTTAGGTTCTAATGCTTAATAGCGTGAGAGTTCGAGTCTCTCTGGGTGGATTAATAAATAGAAAGGAGTAAAAAATGTTTCAAGTAGGAGATATAGTACAAGTAATAATAGTGCCTAAAAAATATAAACAATATGATATTGTAGGTGCTACAGGCATTGTAAAAACAGTTTATTCTAACAATATAAGAATACATATCTCTAGTTATTACAATGAAGAATCAGAAGAAGGAGATTTTTATTTTAAAGAAAATGAGCTAGATAATTTTACAAGAAAGGAAAATGATATGTCAATTATAGAACTTTGGGAGAAAAGAAGTATTGAAAAGATTGATAAGGAAGCTGAAATTAAATTAATGGAATTGCTTGCAGAAGATGAGTATACTCATGATTTAATTTTACATATGAATGATCTAAAAGATGCCGGGTTTAAAGTTGAAATACCAAATAATATTTATGATATGACTTCTGATTATACCAGAGGAATGAGAACTATTACTTTAAGTTCAGCAGAAGAGAAAAAAGTTGAAATTAAAAAAGTAGCAGAAGAAGTTGGTGTCTTATTAGAGATGTGTAAAGGAGACGTTGTTAAAGAAATGGAGATTCTTTGTAGCTATAGAGTTGTAGAGTATCCATTCGGGAGAATGACTGTTGGAGGTAGTACTTGTGGAAAATAAAAAGAAAATTTTAATTGTTATTGATGTACAGAATGATTTTGTAACTGGTTCACTTGGTACACCGGAAGCGCAGGCAGTTGTACCGAATATAGTGAAAAAAGTGGAAGAATATAGATCAAGAGATGATGCAATTATTTTTACAACTGATACTCATTACGATGATTATTTGGAAACATCAGAAGGCAAAAAACTTCCAGTGTCACATTGCATCGTAGGAACTTCTGGCTATGAAATTATTCCAGAATTAAATGTTGAGCTTTCAACAATGGAAAAAATTTATCCTAAAAGTACTTTTGGATATAGATGGAATATAAGCCATTGGATATGTTGTTATGATGTTGAAATTATTGGTGTATGCACAGATATCTGTGTAGTAACTAATGCATTGGTATTAAAAACACATTATCCGGATATAGAGATTACAGTTGATGCGTCATGCTGTGCCGGGACTACACCTGAGAGACATAAAGCAGCTTTAGAAGTAATGAAAAGTTGCCAGATTAATGTAGTAGGAGAATAAAATGATTTTTGGATATAGAGTAGAAGATCAGGCTGAAAAACATGGACTGTGGCGGAATTTTGATGGAACATGGAATCCTGTATTTGACCAGCTCTCAGAAGGATTAAGTAGAAGCTTACCGATGGAAGATAATGAATTGTACAGAGAAGGTGGAAAACAGTGGTTCTCAGCAGCCCCATCAAAGAAAACATTAAAACACTGGTTCAGCCTTACTGATGTTCTTGAACTGAAGGAACTTGGATATAAAGTTTATGAATTTCAGCTTATTGGAACGAAACAGATTTCAGATTTTGAGATTGTTTTTACAAGAGATAACATCATTGAGCAGCGAGAAATAGATTATAAGGAGATTTGGAATGATTAAATTAAACGGCGTAGAAATCAAACTTGATAAATATCCGGATGGAACATTCTTATTTAAGAATATTCCTCCTATTGGAGGATGGTGCAGAGATAATATTGAATGGTTCTTTGAATCAATGGAAGAGTTAACAGCAGTTGAATATATTACTAGATATTGTTGGGATCATAGAGTAGTGCCTAATTTATATATGCCTTATATCCCAGATGCACGTATGGACCGAGTTAAGCATGAGAACGAATTATTTACTTTAAAATATTTTGCTCAGACTATTAATTCATTACATTTTGGAAAAGTAGAAGTTTTAGATCCACATTCTGATGTATCTGCTGCATTATTTAATAAAGTACATGTAGGATCCCCGAATCGAATGATTGAGGATACTGTTAAGAAGATTGCGAGTAATAATCTTATGATGTTTTATCCGGATGCTGGAGCTATGAAAAGATATTCTTCAGCAGTACATCTTCCATATGCTTTTGGTATTAAGAATAGAGATTGGGAAACTGGAGAGATTAAAGGCTTAGATTTATCAGGTGAAATTGATCAGCTACCAGGTAAAGATATCATTATTGTAGATGATATTTGTAGCAGAGGTGGTACTTTTTATCATAGTGCTAAGAAACTAAAAGAAACAGGAGTAAATAAGATTTATCTTTATATAACTCATTGTGAGAATACTATTTATGAAGGAGAACTTCTGAAAAACAATGGACTGATTGAGAAGATTTATACGACAGATACGATTCTGACAAATCTGGAAAGTCCTAAGATTGAACTGGTTGAGAGGTTTAGATAAGGAGGCATTATGAAACCGATTATTAGCCCGTGGTTGATCTATTTCGCTAGTAGAGCAGATAATCTAGTGACATTTCTTGGAGTGATCGCAGGAATATGCGGATCTATTGCTATAGCTTTCTTTGCCGGATTAGTCGAATATAACGAACCATTTAAGTTTAGAAAAACTATTAGCAAATCAATTATCGGATGTGTTGTAATGACTATCATTGCAATCATGACACCTAATACAGAGACAATATATACGATGGCAGTTGTAAATGAAATCACACCAGATAATATTCAAATAATTGGCAAAACTGGTAAAGATGTAGTTGATTATATCACAGATCAGATTGACAAAGTTGTAAACGACAAAGAGGAGGATAAAAAATAATGGATACCTTAGCAATTCTGTTAAGCGATACTTACAAACAAGTACACCACAATATGTTTCCGAGAGGATTGACGAAGTTAGTCTCTTATTGGACTCCGAGAAGATCAATGTTAAAGGAGCAGGATCATATGGTTTTCTTCGGACTGCAGGCTTTTATTAAAGAATATCTTATTACATATTTTAAAAGAGATTTCTTTAAATTAAGCACTGATGAAGTTCAAGAACTTTATACAATTAGTATGGACATTCAGTTAGGAGAAGGAAATTACGATATTTCTCCAATCCTTAAACTTCACGAATTAGGGTATCTTCCGATTCAGATCCGTGCATTACCGGAAGGTACATTAGTGCCTATGGGAGTGCCATGCATTGAAATCACGAATACACATCCAGATTTTGCATGGGTTGTGCAGTGGATTGAGTGTATTCTGCAGGTTGAGCTTTGGAAGCCGTGTGCTCATGCAACAATTGGACATATGTACAGAGAACTGGCAAATTTCTACTATAAAAAGACCTGCGACGACATTTTAAGACCTGAAATGGCCTGCTCAGACTTTGGAATGCGTGGAATGTCCTGTATGGAAGAAGCAGAGAGATGCTCCGTTGCTTGGCTATTATCCTTTGATAAGACAAGTACGATCCCGGCAATTGATTATTTGGACAAATATTATTTCAATGACTGTAGCGTGAATCATATTGGAATTGGTGCGATTTCTACCGAACATGCGGTCATGGCTTCAAATTATGCTGTGGACGGAGACGAAATTACATTTGTGAAAAGACTACTTACAGAATTATATCCGAATGCATCTTTCAGCATGGTATCTGATACATATGATTACTGGAACATGATTGACAATATTCTTCCAGCTTGCAAAAAAGAAATTATGCAGCACAATGGTAAGCTCTTGGTTCGTCCGGATTCCGGAGATATGGTAGAAATTGCTGTAAAGACAATTGAGAAACTTTGGGATACATTTGACGGGACAGTAAATAGCAAAGGATATAAAGTACTTGACTCTCACATTGGAATTATTTATGGGGACGGATGCACTCTTAACAATGTAGAGCAGGTATGGGAAGAACTGGAGAAAAAAGGATTCGCCGCAAATAATATAGTGTTTGGTGTTGGAGCTTTCTGTTTCTCAGCAATTGTAGAACCTGATGGGCGTATGGTTGTTGTAACCAGAGATATGTTTGGTATTGCAATGAAAGCTACATATGGAGTGGTTAATGGGCAGCCAATTATGATTTATAAAGATCCAAAGACTGATACGAGCCATTTGAAAAAATCTCATAAAGGGTGCTGTCATGTGTATTATGATGAGAATAGAGAATTAAAGTGCAGAGACGGGTATGATAGTCTTGTTTATGATGGAGCATTAAAAACTGTATTTAAAGACGGTGAAATATATCATACAGAAATATTTAAAGAAATCAGAGACAGATTAAACGGAAGAAACAAAGATGAGTAAAATTACAGATTATTTATTAAAAGATGATGTGATTGTAGTAATGGATGTAGATGGAGTACTTGCTCCGTATGAGTTCTCTGAATTAAGTCATAGTATGACTGATGATGAATGGGATAGACTTGTAGCTTCCGGTGAGAATCCGTATAAAGATGTGCGTCCGATCAAATTAATGCAGGAGTTTATTCAGAAGAAAGGCGTGAATAAAGTATATACCTGTTCAAAGAGTCCTTTAAATGAAATTCCTGGTAAAAGAGCTTTTATAAAAGACAATTATGATCTGCCAGATGATAATATCTATTTCACTTTAGAAAAAACAGAAAAACTTACTGTGCTTCAGACGTTACAGCAAAAGCTTGGGCTTAAGCCATCTCAGATTGCAATTGTAGAAGATACAGTTAAAACTTTGGATTATATTCGTGCACATAGCGATTTTGTAACTGTACATGTTTCATCATTTATGGAGTAGATATAGGGAGGTATTAAAAATGAGTTATTTTACTGATTCAGTTTCAGATCTTTGTCAGGGGATTATTGATAAAGTAGATACTTATGAAAAACGAATCAAATACTTAGAAGAAGAAAACAAAAAGCTCAAAGATGAGCATTATAAAGACTCTGAAATGCAGAGAATGAAAACAGAGTTGGAAAAAGCAAAAGATGATTTACATAGAGGATTTCCAATTTCTAAAGAAGAAGAGGAGAAAATCAAAGAGTGGCAGTTAAAACATGACGCTGAGAAACATGGTTTGAAAACTATGGAACAGAGATTGAGAGCTGGCGGATGTTGTGGCGGGAGATATACATATCAATTTGTTCCCACAAGCATTGGAACTATTGGAGAAGTGATTTGCTCCTGTGGCGAGAAGTTTACATTTCAGGATTTATAGGAAAAGATTTATGATTAAAATTATTGAAGGTAACATTGTAGATGCACAGACCGATTATATAATTCATCAAGTTAATTGCCAAGGAGAAATGAATACTGGAGTTGCTAAAGCATTAAGAGATTATGACGAAGGTATTTATATACATTATAGAAACGTTTGTAAATTACGTGAGTTTAATCCAGAATTACTTCTTGGAACATATGACGAGTACTTTATCAGAAGGAAAAATCAAGAGATATTGTCCTTATTTGCACAAGACAAGTATGGATATGATGGAAAACAGTATACTGATGTTAAAGCTTTTCGAGAAGGATTAAATTTTATTCGACAACAAATACCTGTTTATTGGTTTGATGCTGATAACAGACCTCACAAGACAACCATTGCACTCCCATATAAAATAGGCTGCGGAAGAGGAGGAGCAGACTGGGAAGTGGTTTATAAGATTATAGAAGAAGAATTAAGTAGTTTTGAAGTAGAACTGTGGAAATTGGAGGAGCAGAATGTTTAATGTAGAAAAAGCAACAAATGATTGTATTCAGTGGATTAGAGATTGGAGAGAAGAGAATGGTCCTGGATGTAATCTCATAGTAGGTATTTCCGGTGGCGTTGACTCTTTAGTAGCTGCTGAGCTATGTGTGGAAGCCGTTGGAGCTGACAAAGTTCTCGGAGTAATTATGCCGAACTATAAACAGGATGATATTGATGTGGCTTATGATATTTGCCAGCATGTATTAAACATTGATTATCTTACTATTAATATTGGATCAGCTTATGATGATATTATTGATCAAATTGATGCTGCATTTAATGTAACAGATCAGACATTAATTAATCTCGCTCCTAGACTAAGAATGACCACTCTATACGGGGTGTCACAGTCACACAATGGAAGAGTGGTTAATACATGTAATCTTTCTGAGGATTACATCGGATACTCCACTAGATATGGTGACGCAGCTGGAGATTTTGCTCCATTGGCACAGTTTACAAAGGGAGAGGTAAAAAGAATCGGGCATTATTTAGGATTGCCTAAAAATTATGTAGAGAAGACCCCGTTGGATGGTTTATGTGGTAAATCAGACGAAGATAACTTTGGATTCACCTATGCAGTATTAGATAAATACATCCGTACAGGAGTGTGTGACGATCCAGAAGTAAAAAGACGGATTGATCGTTTACATGAGAAGAATGAGTTTAAACTGAAACCAATGCAGTATTTTAATTATAAAGAGGAGAAAACAGATATGAATATGTCACCAGATGAGATTTTAAAAGCACTTGAAAAAGCAGTAGCGAAAAAAGAAAAAGAGCATACTATTGGAGAAGAGCTTAGAAGCTGTGAGCGCCAGATTAAAGATGCTTTAGGCATTGATGTATATATTGTACCTAAAAATAAAACTGATAAACAGGTTTGTAAAACACTTTCGAAAGATGATATCACATTTGTAGGAAGAACAAAAGATATTGCTACAGGAAAAATTAGAACTACTGTAGGATTTAAAGATGGTACACAGACTTCTGTAGTCTTAAATGATTGGGAAGATGAAGATGATACTAAAAAAGCCATTATGTGGTGTTTGCTTAAGAAGTGTTTCAAATCAAAAAGAAGCTTAGAAAAAGTAATTTATTCAATGGAGGACATGTAATATGAGATCAAAGAATTCCTGGAACAAAGAGTATGAGACAAAAGTAGATAAAAACGGAAAGAAACATACTAGAATGGTTAAACATGGGATGAAGCAGTCTAAGAAATCACTTGCTTTTTCTAAACATGTAAATAAAATGAAAACTGATAAACCTAAGTGGAATAAGAAATCTAGTGGCGAGAGCCACTAGAAAGGAGGACTCATGAAAATACGGAAAGGATTTGTTACTAATTCAAGCTCTAGCAGTTTCATTATTTGCTTTGCAAGGATTGCTGACAAAGAAAAAGCTCAGAAGATAATTGATCAGTTCAATCTTGATGTATTAGATGTTACTGGTGTAAATGATGAAAGAAACTGGTCTGGTGAGCTTGGTGCTAGTTGGTGCGGAGCGGTCATTTATGGGGTTGATGACATTTTAGAAAAGCACCCTGATGGAGAATATATCGTAATTGAGGACAGGAACGATGCTTATTATGATGAATGGGGTGATGCTGTATATGATTATGATTTCTCTATGAATGAAGCAATAGATGCTATTACGGAAGTAAATGGATTTGCTGATATAAAAGTTGCTGAAGGAGAAGGGAGAGATGGTTAATGAAAATAAGAAGAGGATTTGTTACTAATAGTTCGTCTTCAAGTTATATCATTGCAAAAAAGAAAGATGCAACATTGACAGACATTAAAAATTCACTGTTGGAAGTAAGAGATAACGCTAAATCTTTTTTGATTGAGCAACATAAATGGATTGATCTTGAGCCGGATGTAGAAGAGTCAATAAGAAAAGAAGATTATGATAAGGCTGTGGATGCGTTTTTAGAACACACAGCAGATTATTTATACGGTAACTTTAATGATGGAACATTGGGCGATTGGGAAGTTGGATCGGATGAGTTCTGGGGTGACAGTGGCAACCCATATGAAAATTTTATTTTAGATTCTGCATGGCTTATTGGTGATAACAACTTACAGATTATCTGAGGTGTAAACATGGAAATAAAAGCAAAGGAAATAATTGTAGATGGCAACACATCTTATAAGTATTATAAACCAAAGTTCTGTTGTAAGGCATTGGAAGAAAATCCTAGGATAATTATTTCTAATGAATATCCTGATGCCTACTTATGTAGAACTTGTGAAACTATAGAATGCCATGGTTGTGACTATAAAACTGATGAAACTTTTGGAATTTTCTTTTACATAAGCGAAGAAGTCCAAGACTGGGAAGATACATGGCCTGAAGACTATTATTACCCTCTTAAATTCTGTCCATTTTGCGGAGAACCAATTGAAGTTGATGTCATAGAAACCATTGATAAAACAGAAGAAGCAGAAAAGGTATCTGAGGTTGCAACGAAGCTACGAAAACAGTTATGGGCATGCGATAGCAAGAAAAAGTGTGTAGAGTTAGAAAAAGAGATAAGGAACTTAGACGATATAGTAAATTATTATTATTCAACAGGAGAAATTGATGAAAATAGAGAAAATCAAAAAGTTATTGAAAAGTAAACACTATGATTTCTTAAGAGTGAATGAGCACCTGGGGAGTAACATAATTCTATTAGGCTTAGGTGGGTCTCATGCTTATGGTACAGATACAGAAAACTCTGATCTGGATATTAGGGGTTGTGCTTTAAATAAAAGAGAAGAAATCCTGATTCCTACACATAATTTTGATCAGGTAACGGAAGAAGCAACAGATACAACAATCTATTCTTTTAATAAATTGATAACTCTATTGTCAAACTGCAACCCAAACACAATTGAGCTGATAGGATTGAAGCCAGAACATTATCTTTATATTCATCCAATTGGTCAAGAACTTCTTGATAATGCTGAAATGTTTTTATCTAAGAAAGCGATCTATTCTTTTGGAGGCTATGCTACAAGCCAGCTAAGAAGGCTCGATAATAAATCTGCCAGGAAATTGGGACAAGAAGAAAGAATGCAGCATGTTCTTAATAGTATTATGAATGCTTTTTATACTTTCCCTGAAAAGTATTTCAATTTTCCAGAAGATGCAATAAAGCTTTATGTAGATAAAGGTATTCAGGAAGATTATGAAACAGAAGTATTTATGGATATCCAGTTGAAGCATTACCCTTTGAATGATTATCAGGGGATGTGGGCCGAAATGAAAAACATTGTTAGGGATTATTCCAAAATTGGGAAGAGAAATAAGCATGCCATAGAACATAATAAGTTAGGAAAGCATATGTGCCATTTAGTGAGATTGTATCTTATGTGTTTTGATATTCTTGAAAAAGGCAAAATTATTACATATAGAGAAGATGATCATGAGCTTCTTATGGCTCTACGTAATGGAGAATATTTGGATGCAAACAGTCAGCCTATCCCAGAATTTTTTGAAATGATAAACGAGTTAGAGAAAAGACTTGAGTATGATTCAAAGAATACCTCATTGCCTGATAAACCAAATTATAAAGCTATAGAAGAATTTGTAATGTCTGTCAATGAAAGAATTGTATTAGGAGAGATTTAAGAATGAATTTTAATGGATTAAAAAGTAGCGAAGTAGAGGTTAGTAGGACTACATATGGAAGTAATAAGCTTCCGGAACCTGAATTGAAAAAATGGTATCATTTTGCTAAGGAAGCATTAACTGAACCAATTACTATGATTCTAATAATAATTGCTTTATTCCAGTTAGTTTTAGGAGCTATGGGAGTAATGTCTCTTTCTGAACCTGTAATGATTATAGTGGTTTTAGCTATTGTTACTGGGATTGCTATTAAGACAGGTCTAGGCGTACAGAAATCTGCAGCAGAGCTAAGAGCAAAAACGGCAGTTAGATATTGTGATGTTGTCCGAGATGGAAGCGTGCAGACAATTAATAAAGATGATCTGGTAGTAGGTGATTTAGTTCTATTGAGAACTGGACAAGAGATTTTTGCAGATGGATTTATTGTTGATGGAGAAATTTCTGTTAATAACGCCGCTATCAATGGAGAGACAAAAGAATGTAGAAAAATTCCTAGTGCTAATTATAAGCATGTTAAAACAACATCAACTACTGCATATACGGATCAGTGTTCTCTCTTTGCAGGAAC